CGGGTACGACGTGCAGCGCGAGGGCAACCGGCTGCAATCGGACACGTCCCGCTACCTCGGCGACATCCAGAACGCGACGGCGCAGCGGGGCCAGGACTTCTCCCTCCAGTCGGCGCTCGCCGGGTACGACGTGCAGCGCGAGGGCAACCGGCTGCAATCGGACACGTCCCGCTACCTCGGCGACATCCAGAACGCGACGGCGCAGCGGGGCCAGGACTTCTCCCTCCAGTCGGCGCTCGCCGGGTACGACGTGCAGCGCGAGGGCAACCGGCTGCAATCGGACACGTCGCGGTACGTCGCCGGCCTCGGCGACGCCACGACCCGCCGCGGGCAGGACTTCTCCCTCCAGTCGGCCAACCGCGGGTACGACGTGCAGGAGTCCGGCAACCGCCTCGCGGCGGAAACCGCCCGCCGGGGCCAGGACACCGCCCTCCGGCAGACGATGGCCCCGATCGACTGGAGCCGGGAGCGGTTCAACGCCATCCTGCCGCAGATCGAGGCCATCCTGGGCGGCGGCGGCCCCCAGCCGGCCCCCTCTTACGCCCCGGTCGCCGCCGGCGGCGGGGGCGGCGGCGGGCTGCGGGCCAACGCGATTGCCGCCCGCGGCGAGCGGCAAGGCGTCACCCGCCAGCAGGCCAACGCCCGGCGGCTTACGGCCGCCGGGTATGGGGCGAACAGCCCGCTCCTCATGGCCCTGAACCAGATGGCGTCGCAGGGGGCGCGGTCGGCGACCGCCGACGCCCTGTCCGACAACGCCCTCGATTACGCCCGGCTGGCCGAGCAGCAGCGCGCGAACACCCAGGACGCCGACATCCGGTCCCGCCAGATCGCCGCCCAGCGGCAGTCGGCCCTGCTGTCCGCCCTCACCGCCCTCGCCGGCTAAGGAGCCCGCCGATGATCCGCACCATGCGCGAGTTCGGCCCGCTCGACCCGGCCGTGTTCGGGGACGACGCCGCCATCGACGGCCTCCTGCGGCAACTGACCGGCGGCCCCGGCCGGCGGCGGCCGACGACCTACCAGGCCGGGTTCGACGGCGAGCGGTCGCCCGGCCCGGCCGACCCGGACGCGGCGGAGATGGCCCGGATGGGCGTCGGGGCGTCGCCCGGGTTCGGGGCGGCCCTCGGGCCGGGCATCCTCGCCGGCGACATCGCGGACCGCCTCCGCCCGCCGCCGGCCGTTCGCCAAGTGGACCAACTGCCGCCGGCCGGCCCGCGCCAACCCGCCGCCACGCCCCAGCCGGCGGCCCGCCCGCCGATGTCGCCCGAGCAGGCCGAGGAGTCGCTGCGGCGACTCCGGGGCGTGTTCGCGCCGGGTCCGCCGCCGGCCGCCCCGCCCGCCGCCGACCCCTTGGCACCACCCCCGCCCCAGCGCCCGGCCGGCGACCCGCCCGTCATCCGGCCGACGCTCCCCCCGGACCACCGGACCGTCGTCAGCGACCCGACCGGCGTCCTGGCGACCTACGACTACGACCGCCTGCCGGGCGGCGGATACCGCCAGCGGCCGACGCCCGACCAGGTGATGGCGATGCGGCCCCGGTCGATGTGGGAGCTGGCGAACGCCCCCGGGGCGGGCGGCGCGCCGTCGCTGGCGGAAGTCCTCCAGTTGCTGACCGGCACCGCCTACGGCCAGAGCGCCACGCACTTCGCCCCGAACACGCTGGGCCGGGCGGTCGCCGCCCAGCAGGCCCTTGGCGGCCAGATGAGCAAGCAGCAGCTCGACGCCATGCAGTTGCTGCTCGGCTCCCAGAACGCCGCCGCCGACCGGGAGAGCCGGGAGCGGGTTGCCGGGATGGCAGGCGGCCGGGACGCCATGCGGGCGCAACTGCTCGCCGCGCTGTCGCAGCGGATGGCGGTGGACCCGAAGTTCGACATCCAGCAGTTCGCCCCGGCGTTCCGGCTGCTCGACATGCTCGGCGACAGCACCGCCGGGCGAACGCCGCCAGGTGGCGCTCAGCCCGGCGCTCAGCCCGGCGCTCAGCCCGGCGCTCAGCCCGGCCAGACCCCCGGCATCGTGACGCCAGCCCGGCCGCCCGGCGGCGACCTGGAGGCGATCCAGAACACGCCGGAGTGGCGGGCGGCCGAGTTGCAGCGGCGGGCCGCCGACACCCTGCGGGCGGTCCGCGCCCCGCTCGGGGACGCGACGACCGGGCCGAACGGGGAGGATCGCTTCGCCTTCGCCCCCGACGAGAAGCCGACCGCCGACCGCGTGCGGCAGGCCGTGGACGCGCTGCGGGCGGCGGCCGTCAGCGACCCGGCGATGCTCGCCGAACTCCAGCGGCAGGTGCGGCAGGGCGGCCTCGGGCCGCACACCGCCGCCCTGCGGCGGATGGCCGCCGCCGAACTCGCCACGCAGCAGGTGATCGGCCAGGGGCTGACGCGGGACGGGGCCGGGCAGTTGCCGGGCGTGTTCGACATGCCGGGGTACTTCACCCTGCGGAGCGCCCCGGCGTCCACCGTGCTCGGGCAGGTGGCAGACGGCTTCTCCCAGGGGTGGCACAACGGCATCCCGTTCAACGAGCTGGTGCTGCCGACCGGCGAGGCGGTGCCGTTCGACCGCAGCCGGATCGGCGGCGCGCTCGCCCCGCTCCAGTACGGCGGCTGGAGCCCGGCCCGGGTGGAGGCGGCCCGCCGGTCGCTACCGGGGCTGTACCAGTTCTACGACCTGCTTCGGCCGGAGGGCGACCGCCGCCCCGGCGGTCGCTAGGCCGGTGGCGAGGAGCTGGACGCCGAGTCGCGGCAGGTCGGCCGGCTGCGGCCCGGCGTCCCATACGGGCTGGTATTCGGGCCGGTACGAGTACCCGCCCGCGATCACGCCGCAGTGCGGCGGGTACAGGCACTGGGCGGCGGCGGCGGGCAGGCCGGCCGCCACGGCGATCTTCGGTGTCATGGTGACGGTTCCTAGAACGGGACGCCGGCGATGTCAACCGCCATCTCGGAAGACGTGGTTCGCGCCCTCGCGTCGGCCCGGGGCGGGGCCGCCGCCGGGGCCGCAGGCGGCGGGCTGCTCTCCGCGCTCGGCTCCCTCCTGGAGCCGCTGTCCTACCCGCAGCAGGCGGCCTACTGGCTGGTGAACCGGCTGGCCGACCCGTTCCGCCCCGAGGGGGACTACAGCCCGGACATGGGGCCGGACGAGCTCGCCCGCGCGCTCGACGCCGACTCGCTCGTGGGCCGGGCCATCGTCTCCACCCTGACCGACCCGCTGACGTTCCTCGGCGGCGGGGCCGGGCGGCTCGCCGGCCGGTCCGCCGGGCGGCAGGTCGCGGCCGTGGACGGCGCGATGTCCGACCTCCGGCCGCTCGCCCGGCAGTACGAGGCCATGCAGGCGGTCGCCCCCGAAATCCAGGCCGGCGTGGACCGGCTCGGGGCGCTGCGGTCCGAGGCCCGAGCCGCCGGCAGCGCCGCCGAGGACGCCTGGCGGGCGGCGGCCGGGGACGCCGAGGCCGCCTACGCCCGACAACTGGCCGACGCCCAGGCGGCCCGTGCGTGGCGGCTTGGCGACTTCGCCATGCAGCCGGAGGAGGCCGTCGCCGCGCTGGCCGACCCGGCGTCCGAGCTGCGGGCGGCCATCGGCGGCGGTCGCGTCCCCGGCGTGTTCGCGCCGCCCGGCGGGGCCAAGGTCGGCGGCCTGCTCGACGCGCTGGCCGAGTACGGCTACGCCCACCCGCTCGACGGCGGCCGGTACGCGGTCGCCTACGGCGGCCTGCCGGCCGTCCGCCGCCGGGGCAACTCGCTCGGCCTGACCGGCGTCCCCGAGGAGTCGCTGGCCGACCTGCCGCCGGGGCCGTTCTTCCCGCTGCGGAACCCGGAGCCGTTCGCCCCGCCGCCGCGGCCGACGCCCCCGCCCCGGCCCCGAGTCGAGGAGCCGACGCTGAGCGTCCGGGACGTGCTCTTCGACTCGCCGGGGGCGACCGCCCCGGGTTCCGGCCGCGGGCTGTCCGACGCCCTCAGCGCGATGGCCCCGGGCCTCGACCCGGGCGACGCGCTCATGATGCCGATCGACCAGGCGGCGGCGGCGATGGCCGACCGCGGGCGGTTCATCCAGGCCGCCGCCCGCCAAGCGGGCGACAAGATCGACGCCCTGCCGGCGTTCGGCCGGTGGTTCGCCCGCACCTACGGGGGAGGCTGACGTGGACACCCTGCTCGGGATGCTAGACGCCCTGAACTTGCCCCGCGAGCAACTGTTCCGGCTGCTCGGGTCGGCCGACGGGTCCGGGGCCGGCCTCCTAAACGAGTACGCCGGCGTGGACCCGGCGTCGGCGCTGGGCCGGTACGGCGGGTTCGCCGCCGAGGCCGCCCTGGACCCGCTCAACCTGTTCGGGGCCGGGGCGACCCGCCAACTCCTGAAGGGCGTCGAGGGGCTGGGGGCCGCCGCCAAGGCCGGCCGGGTCGCCGACGCGACCGCCGACCTCTCGGCCGGCCGCCGGCTGGAGCAGATCGCGGCCGACGCCCCCGGCACGTTCAACCCGGCGACGATGGGGCCGGGCGGCCTCCCGCTGTCGTCCCGGGCGGCCCTCCAGCCGGAGATGATGGCCCCCCCGCTCGGGCTGTCGCAGTCGCAGGCCCGGCGGGTGCCGGCCAACGCCAACTACCCGACATTCATGACCGGCGGCGACGCGGTTCGCTACCAGGACAACACCCGCCGGCAGATGCAGGGCGCGCTCGGCGAGATGTACCCCGGCAACATGACGGAGGCGGCCGACCTGCTGAACGACTACCGGTACGGCCAGTTCCGGCGGAACGCCGGGGCCAACGCCGCCAGCCGCGACCTGGAGTCCCTGCTGGCCGAGTTCGCCGACGGCCGCCCGCAACTGACCGTCGGCGACATGGCCGGGGCCGACGCCGCGATGATCGCCGAGGTCGCCCGCCGCAACCGCCCGGTCCGGGAGGCGCTGGCGTCCGCCGGGCCGTCGATGGACGCGACCGGCCTCAAGGCCGACGGCCTCGTGTCCGGGCTGGAGGCGGCGCTGGCGGCGGCCACCGGCTCCCGGGCCGTCAACCCGCTCGTCCCGCAGGCGATCCTCGCCGGGGCCGGCGGGGCGTGGGGCGGCTACCAGGGAACCCGGGGAATGAGGGCGTGACATGTCGCTCCTGGCCGCCCTAGAGTACGCAGCCGACGCGCTGGGCAAGCCCGGCCGCGCCGCCCGCGGCGTGCTGGCGGGGCGGCCCGACGAGGGGTTTGCCGCCCTGCCGTTCAGCGACTCGCTCGGGATCACCGACCCCGCCCGGCAGGCGTCCGGTGCCGACCTGACCGGCGGGGCCACGACGGGCCTCCTGGCCGAACTCCTCCTCGACCCGCTGAACCTCGTCGCCGGGGCGGGGCTGGCCCGCCGGGCGGCCCCGGCGGCGGCGGCGGCTGGCCGGGAGGCCAGGCTGCTCGGGTCGGCGGCCTCGGACGCGATCGCCGCCTACCGCGGGCATGGCGGGTCGGTCGCCGGCATGTTGCCGCTGCGGCGGGACTTCACCGTCGCCAAGGACTTGCGGGCCACGGTCGGCGAACCGCTCGAACTCGTCCCGCACTACGTCGTCGGGCCGGGCGGGCGGGAGTACCCGCTGCTCGCCGGCGGCCGGGTCCAGACCGGGTTCCTGCCCGGCACCTCACCCCACGGCACGGCATTCTCCGCCCGCCCGGTCGGCGGGGTGCCGGGCGGGCTGACCGAGGCCGCCGACCGATACCGGGATGTCAGGGAGGCGATGTCATCGGTCGGCACGCGGATGGGCCTCTCGGAGGGCGTCGCCGGGGCCTACTCGCCGGCGCACCGAACGGCGGTGATCCGCGGTGCCGACTTCCCGGGGCGGCTCACGGCGTCGCCGACGCGGCCGAGGCGGTTCGGCACGAGACGGCCCACGGAATGATCGACCGCGCCATCGCATCCGGCGACCTGTCCGGCCTGCCACCGATCCTGCGTGCGCCGGCCCGGATGCGCGGTGCCGGCACGCCGGCGGTCCGCAGCCTCGGTGACTTGCTAGAGGAGTACGCCGCCCGGCTGACGCAGCACGGGGACGCCTACGAGGCGGCCGACTTCATCCGCAGCCCGCTGCCGGGCTACGCCAGCATCCTGGAGTCGCCGGCCGTCGCCCAGGCATACGGCGAGGGTATGTTCAGCCGCCTGCGGCCGGCGGCACTGACGATCGGCGGGAGTGTCGGCGGGCTGGCCGGATACCTCGCCGCGATGGAGGCGAACCGATGAGCCGCGTCGGCGCGTTCGGCGGACTCGACCCGCTCGACGGCAACCCGTTCGCCGCGCTGGCCCGGCCCCGCCGCCCGGCGACAGCGGCCCTGCCGGCGTTCACCCCGGAGGAGCAGTCGTCGCTCATCGGCGACATCATGGAGGGGTCGCTGGGCGGCCTCGCCTACGTCGGCAAGGTGTTCGACAAGTTCGGCCGCGCCGCCCGCGGCGGCCTCAACATGCTCGCCGGCGGCGACACGCCGGCCTCGGAACTGGCCTCCTTCCTGCCCTTCTCCGACGCCCTCGGGATCACCGAGGAGCGGAACGCCGTCCAGGGCACCGACCTCAACGCCACCCTCGGGCTGACGACCCGCGGCGACGACTCGCTCGAAAACCTCGCCGCCGGGTTCGCCACCGAACTGCTGACCGACCCGCTGAACTACGTCACGTTAGGGGCCAAGACGGCGCTGGGCACGGCCGCCAAGAAGGCCGGCACGCTGCCGCGGGCGCTGGGCGATCAGGTGCGTGGCGGGCAGGCGGGGCTGGTCGGCCTCGGCGTCCCGTTCCGCCAACCGGCCGCCGTCCTGGGCACCGGGCAGACGGCCGCCAAGGTCGCCGACCGGCTCGACCGGCTCGGCGGCGGGATCGCCGCCCTCGGCCCCGTCCGGGCGGTCCGCGCCGCCATCGACCCGGAGGTGGGCGGGGCGTGGACGCGGGAGGGGCAACTGCTCGCCCAGGACGTGCTCCGGCCGACCCAGCGGGCGCTGGAGCGGGAGGCCGGCTACGACTACGCCGGGTTCCTCCAGCGGGCCGACAGCTTCGCCGCCAAAGACCCGCGGGCCACCGCCGACGCGACCCGGCTGGCGGCCGAGGGGTTCCTGCCGGAAGCGACCGCCCGCGCGACGGCGGCGTTCGGCCCCCTCGGGGCCGACTTGGTTAAGGTCGGCCAAGACCTCGGCGACCGCGCCCGCGCCTACCTGCCGGCCGAGCAGGCGCTGGGCCTGAACACCCGGGAGCTGGCCGACCTCGCCGACTACCTGCCGCGGTCCAAGAACCCGCTGCCCGGGGCCGGCGGGTCGGTGTGGGAGCGGTTCCGCCGCGCGTACCAGGACTTCTCGACGACCCACGGCTCCCAGTTCGCCCGCGAGGAGGCGTACCGCGACATCCCGGGCGGCACGGTCCGGCTCAACGAGTACTTCAAAGACCCCGCCCTGCGGTCGATGACCGACCTCCAGCGGAAGGACTTCTTCCGCCGCGAGCTCGCGGCCACCAAGCCGGCCCCGCCGCCGGCCGGGGCCGCGCAGGATGTCGTGGACGCCTACCGGGAGGCGCTGGGCAGGTGGGAGGGGCAGGTCGGCGAGCTGGCCGGCCGCGTCGGCTCGGCCGACCCGCGGTACGCCGCCGAGTCGCTGGACTTCTTCCGCCCGGACCCGTTCGCCGACCTGCTCGTCCGGGGCCGCCGGTCCGCCCAGGCCCGCGCCGGCGCGGAGACGGTGTTCGAGGGGGTCGGCCGCCACGCCAAGCCGACCGCCGCCCTGGCCGCCGAGGGCGTCGAGTCGGTGCCGCTGACCGAGCTGATGCAGCGGCTGGCCCTCGACCGGCCGGGGGCCGGGTCCGGGGTCGAGGCGGCCGTCCGCATGGCGACCAGGATGGGCGTCTCGCCCAACGACCTGAAGAACTACGCCCTGCCGGCTGACATCGCCCGGGACGTGGTGAAGCTCGGGCAGGCGTGGAACACGCCGCGGGAACTCGGCCCCGTGATGTCGGCCTGGAACTACGCCCAGAACCTGTTCAAGACGTGGGTGACGGCCCCGTTCCCGGCGTTCCACGCCCGCAACCTCGTGTCCGGCCTGTTCAACGCCTGGCGTGACGACGCCCTGTCGCCGGCCGCGCTGAAGGAGGCGTTCCAGGTGATCCGCGGCGGCACCCTGGACGCGCCGATCCCGGGCCTCGGGGCGACGGCCGCCGAGTCCACCCAGGCGCTGATCCGCAACGCCATCGCCGACCGCGTGGCGTTCGCGAGGGACGCGGGCCGGGCGGCGGACACACTGGGCACCGGGCCGGCCGACCTGATCGCCCGCCTGCCGGCACCGTCCGCGACCGGCAACTCGGCGCTGGGCGACCTCGGCCGGTGGCTGGTGGACCTGGTGCCCGGCGGGCGCGTGGCGCGGACGGAGGGCCGCCTGCCGACCAGGGCCGAGGTGCTGGGCGGGCTGGACCCGCGGAACGTCGAGGGCGTCCGGGACGCCTACAAGACGCCGAACAGCCTGATCGCCGGGGCGCGGGTCGCCCAGGGGAACATCGACGACTTCGTGCAACTGGGCCACTACATCGCCAAGCTGCGGAACGGGTTCGACCCGGCGACCGCCGGCCTAGCGGTGAAGAAATACCACAACGACTACTCGGCCCTTACCAGCACCGAGCGGAACGTCCTGAAGGCGGTAGCGCCCTGGTATTCCTTCAGCCGCCGGTCGCTGCCGCCGCTGCTCGAAGATCTCGTGACGAAGCCGGCCAAGGTGGGGTCGGCCCTGCGGCTGACGAGCGGCGTCCGCGAGCCCGGCCAGTTCGTGCCGGGCTTCATCGCCGAGGGGGCGTCGGTGCCGGTCCCGGGCGCGCCGGAGGGCCAGCAGCGGTACATCTCCAGCTTCGGCCTGCCCATCGAGGACGAGGCGTTCAAGACGCTCGGCAGCTTCGCCAGCGGCGACTTCTCCCGCGGGTTGCAGTCGCTCATCGGGATGGCGAACCCGCTGGTGAAGGCCCCGCTGGAACTCGGGTTCGGGACGCAACTGTACAGCGGCCGGCGGCTCGAAGACTTGCGGCCCCTGACCGCGACGGCCGGCCTGCTGAACGAGGACTCGGGGCGGCTGGTCTCGCAGATCGTCGCCAACAGCCCGGCGAGCCGGTTCGCCTCGACCTTCGACAAGCTGCTCGACGAGCGGAAGGGGACGGCGACGGCGTTAATGAACGCCATGAGTGGGGTGCGGCTTCAGGACGTGGACCCGGCCGAGCAGCGGACGCAGGCGGCGAAGCGGGTGTTGGAACGAGAGCTTCGGGGCCGGCCCGGCGTGCGGGTCGCGGAAAGCGTGTACGTCCCGGCCGACCGCCTGCCGCTGCTCGACCCGCTGGAATTGCAACTGTACGGCCTGTACCGGGCGACCCAGCGGCAGGCGGAAATGGAGCGGGCCGCCCGTCAGCAACGGGCGGCCCGCTAAGCAGCCACGCCCTACCCTGCCCAGCCAGACCTGACCAAACCTGACCAAACCTGACCAAACCGCACCGTGCCACACCCTATCGCGCCCCATCGCGCGAAATCCTAGCTGCCCGCCGGCGACTTCCTGCCGGCCAACTGGATCATCTCCGCCGCGACGGCGAGCGTGTCGAACATCATCTTCGGCCCGATCATCAGGCACGGCAGGTTGCCCGCCTTGGCCTGCCGCTTCAGCCACGCCGTCGGCACCCGCAGCTTCTGAGCCGCCTCCCGCAACTCCAGTAGCCCGTGCGGGGCGGGGGCGTCCGGCCCCGTGCTGACCGGCGGTTGGCCGGGGTCGTCGGCCGGCACCGCGTGGGCGGTCGCCATCGTCGCCACCGTCGCCACCGTCGGGGCGGTCGTCATCGCGGGCACCTCACTTAAAAGGGGATGTCGTCCAGGGAGTTCTTCGCGCGGTCCAGGTGCTCCCGGGCGCGCTTCAGTTGCGCGTCGATCTCGGCCAGCTCGCGCCGCTTGGCGTCGATGTCCGCGTCGAGCCCGTCCATTGCCGCCTCGCCCTCGGCGTTGACCCGCTCGCCGACCCACCGCATCGCCCCGGCGAACGCCTCGTCGCGGGTCTGGCCCGGCAGCACCGGCACGGACAGCTCGACGGCCTCGTTCTCGTAGTTCCCGAACGACTTCAGCCGCCGGTAGGTCACGACCTCGGCCGGCAGCGCGGCGTCCGCCCGGAGTTTCCTGATGAGCGCGGCGGCGGCCCGAATCGTCTTGGCCGGGCCGACCGTGCCGGTTAGCCCCTCCAGGTCCATGACCGCGGCGACGGCATCGGACAACAAGCCGTCGGGGATCGCCCGCCCGCCGGATGCCGTCTGGGCGGCCGGCCAGTAGACGGAGCCGATTGCCGTCAGGAGGGCGACCGCCGCCAGCGTCCCGAAGGCGCAGGCGGCCAGCGGGTCGGCCCAGAGCAGGTACAGGCCGGCCGTGCAGAAGCCGGCCGCCACGCCGCCGCCGCCGACCGGGAGCGAGGAAGACATGAACCGGTTCACCGACTCTTGGAACGGGGGCATTCAAGTCTCCCTGGCGGTGCCGCCGGCCGGGCCGGCGTGGATGGCGGCCAGCGCCTCGGCCGACTCGTCCTCCTCGGCCCGGCGGTAGCAGCGGGCCGGCGGCTCGGTCACGAACGCCGGGTCGCGCCACCGCAGCCGGTTGTTGGGCATGGCGAGCAGCCACCCGGGCGCGGCGACGAGTACGTGCGTACACTTGCGCTCCGGCGGGTACTCCGCGACGGACGGGTCCACGACGTTCGGGTCCGGCCGGCAGAAATCGACGGTGAACAGGTAGCGGGCCACCTCGGGGCCGTGCCGCGGGATCGTCAGGTCGGCCAGCAGCCCTGCCAGCCGGGCGTACTCGACGACCCCGAAGTGGTAGCCGAAGCAGTCCCACGCGGACGCTTGGTCGGCCTCCAGCGGCTCCACGTCGGGGTCGGAGGCCAGGGCGTGGATCGGCACGTCGCCGTACACGGCCCCGTCGCGGAACAGCAGGTGGAACGCCAGCGGCCGGCCCGGCACGCACTTGACCCCGACCACATCGGCCTCGGCCCGCGTCAGGCCGGCGGCGTGGTCCTGGGTGACGTGCCGCTCGTCGGCCCACACCCGCAGGGCCGGCACGTTCGCGTTCAGAAAGGACATCACGTCTCCCGGATGGCGATCCCGTGGCAGGCGCGCATCAGCCTCGCCTTCAGCTTGTAAACCGGCGTCGGCAGGCCCTTCACGTCCTCCACGACGAGCCGGCCGGCCTCGACGTAGGTGAAGTCGGCGACGTAGCGGCAGACCAGGACGCCGTTCACGACCAGCCGGAACCGCACCTGTCGCCGGAGGGTCGCTATCTCGCCGGAGGCCAGCCGCCCCTTGAGCAGCAGCCAGCGGCCGGCCTCCTTCTTCGAGTCGAACGTGATCCCGTCGGCGACCGTCTTCGTGTTGCGGTACTTCGGCCGCCGCTCAGACGGTGTGGCCTGGGTGGGGGCGGGCGGTTGCGGCGGCAGATTGGTCGGCGGGCTTACACCGATCGCCGCCGCCAGCACCTTGGCCTGCATCTCCGGGCTGAGCTTCATCGGCCGCCTCGAAGTCAACGTCGATACACGGGCCGTCGTAGTTCTTGTCCACCTCCGCGATGCCCGTCACCTTGATCCGGCCGAATCGCTCGCCGTTGTTCGCCACCTCCATCAGTCGCATCGCCTCCGCCTTGCACAGCCGCAGCTTGCACCGGCCCGCCACCCGCGCCATGGTCGCCCCCCTGTTGGGCCGCCAGTTCGGCGGCGAACTTCGCCTCCCCGCCGGCCCGATACCACGCCCAGAACCGGTCGTGGGCGTCGGACAGGCGGTCGGCGGCCTTCCCGCCGAAGCCCTTGATGTCGCGGTACGTCCGGGTGAACGCCGGGTTCTCCGGGTACGGCTGGACGAACCGGCCGAGGTCGCCGACGGTGACGATCGGGTGCGGCCCGCCCTCCTTGAGTTCGCCGGCGTGCAACTTCGCCACGTCGGCCGCAGTCAGCCCGAACTCGGTCCACCCGGCGACCGGGAACTTCTTCCACAGCTCGTCGTCGGCCGGCTGCGACCGCCCCTGCACGACGACCGGAGGTAGAACCTCGTCGAAGGTCATCTGCCGCGGCTCGGGCGGCTGGCCCCGCCGCTCCCGGCGGTGCGAGATCAGGCGGCGGAGCTCGACCACGAGGCCGTCGTAGACCTTCTTCGCGTTCGCCGCCTGGGCCTTCAGTCGGAGGTGGTCCTGCTCGGCCTTGTCCGCCTCCAGGCTGAGCTCGGAGACGGCCTTGCTCGTCTCCGAGTCGTACTCGGCCAGCCGGAGCGGGTGGTCGTATGGCAGCGGGTCGTCGCCCGCCGCAGGCTCGACGGCCGCCTCGGGGGGCGGGACGGCCGGAGCGTCTGCGGCGGGCGGGTCCGGGGTCGGTTGCGTCGGGTCCATGCCTCGGCTCCGTGGGATGCTGTGACCATCGTCTGCGGGCCGCCGGGTGTCCAGTCGCTTAGCCGCAAAATCACTCTTGCGGCATGTCGCCGCGGGCGAACTTGGCGAACTTGGCGAATCTGACGGGCGGGCCGGCGTCGGGGACGGCCTCCCGGAACCGGAACGTCGGCCCGTGGAACTCCAGCCGGGCGGTCCCGGTCGTGCCGTTCCGCTGCTTCGCCACGATCAGGTCGATGGGCTCGGCGTCCCCGACCCCGGGAACGCCGGGGCGGTGCAGGAACATCACGATGTCGCAGTCCTGCTCGACCGACCCCGACTCCCGGATGTCGCCGAGCCGCGGCGCGCGGGCCTCCTCCTCGCACTTCCGGTTGAGCTGGCTGAGCATCAGTACCGGGCACCCGAGCCGGCCGGCCATCAGCTTCAGCCCGCGAGACATCTCGGCCACCTGCTCGTGCCGGGGGGCGCGGCGGTCGGCCGGCCGCAGGAGTTGGAGGTAGTCCACGACGACCAGCCCGAGCGGCGATTCCCGCGATTCCCGCGATTCCCGCGACGCCCGGCGGGCCTCGGCCGGGATGTCGTCGGCCGTCAGCCGGGGGTCGGACAGGAACGTGATCGGCAGGTTCCGCAGCCGGTCGGCCGCCCCGATCAGCCGGGCGACCTGGGCGGCGTCCAGCCGGCCGGCCTTGGCCCGGTGGTTCGGCACGTCGGCCGCCGCCAGGAGCGACCGGTGGGCGACCTCCTGGGGCGTCATCTCCAGGCTGACGAACAGCACCGGTCGGCCGGCGGCGGCGGTGTGCTCGGCGATCTGTAGGGCTAGCGCCGACTTCCCGACCCCGGGCCGGGCGGCGACGCAGATCAGTTCGCCGGGGCGGAACGCCCCGGTGTACCCGTCGATGGTCGGCAGGCCGCTCGCCGCCCCAGGCTTGGCGTCGTCCCGGGCCGCGGCGTCGATGGCGGCCAGCGCCCGCGACACGGCCCCGGCCATCGTCACCCGCTCGGCGTCGCCGTGCTGACGGTCCAGCAGCGCGGCCAGCGACCGGATCGACTCCTCGGCCAACAGCCGCGGGTCGGGGATCACCGGGTTGCGGGCGTCCCGTTCGATCAGGGCGGCGGCAACGACCAGCCGCCGGAACAGCGACCGCCGCTCGACCAGCGTGGCGTGGTAGTCGATCTGCGCGGCCGTCACGACGAGGCCGCGAAGCCCCTTCCAGTCCGCCAAGTCGCCCACGTCGGCCGCCCACCCCCGGCGGGCGATCTCGGCCCCGACCGACGCCAAGTCGGGGGTCTGGCCGGCGGCGTGAAGGTCCGCCATCACCGCGAACAGCCGGCGGCACTTGTCCTCGTAGAAGTCGTCCGGGGCAAGACGCCGGGCGACCTCACCGAACGCCGCCGGCTCGTGCAAGATCGCCCCCAGAACCCCGAGCTCGGGCAGCATGTCCCAAGTCGATTCAAGGTCATCGTCCACGGCAAGCTCCCTACCAGCTGACTTATCGGTGCGACCGCAACCCGGCCGTAAATCGCATTAACGGCATCGCCAGGGCGAGGTCGCGCGACGACGCCCGAAAACCCAGTCGCGTCCAGGATCGCCCCGCAGCGGCCGTCCTGGACGCCGCCAAGCGGGCTAATCGGTGAGCGGGTTGAAGTAGGTCAGCCCCGGGGTCGGCACGAACCCGAGCTTCGGGTCGTAGCCCGGCCGCTCGTGGACCGGCGTGAACAGGTCGGACTGGGCCTCCCGGACCTTGGCGATGTGCTTCACCAGTTCGCCGACCTCGGGCCGGGTCCGCTCGCCCCGCGCCCACGGGCAGAGTTGCAGGAACTTGGCGGCGAACTTCCGAACGTCGGCGACCCCGTACCCGGCCGCCTTCAGGTCCGCCGCCGCCTTCCCGATCTGGCCCCCGTTCAGCTTCGGGTCCGCGCCGGTGACTTCCGCCACCGCGTCGAAAAGTTCGTTCCGCTCGCGCGGCGCGGGTTCCTTCCTCGCCGGCGGTTTTGGTTTCCGCTTCCGGGTCGCGGGTTGGTCGTTCTCGCTCGCGGGGTCCGGCTCGGCGGACTCCGCAAGTATTCTCTTAGGACTAGGACTAGGACTAGGACTAGGAATAGGTAAGGAAGCGCTCTTATTCATCACTGACCCGTCACTGACCGATGACTGATCGATATGTCGGCTAGTGGCTGGGTCATCACTGATCGATATGCCAAAATCGCCTATCGTCGGCGTAAAGTATTTGCCGGGATGCTCATCGGACGCGCCGTCCGAGACGCCTCGGAAGCGTTCCGGGACCGTTACGAAGTAGGTTGGCGGAACCCGCGAGGAACCCGGACGGAACACAAGCCAACCGGCCCGCGAGGCGGCTTTACGCATCCTCGACAGCCGGCAAAACGACGCAACCCCGAGAATCATCATCAACTGCGCGTTGTGAAAGTTCACCGGGCCGCGATACCCCTTGGCGTCCTCGGTGGCGGCTATGACGGATAGGAGGCCAATAACGTCCGCCCCGAGTTCGTTGCCTAGGGCCGTCTTTGCCATCAGCCTGATGAACTTGAGCGCGAAGAACGGCGGGCGGGCGGGGTAATCGGCCGGCTTGGACATGGGCAACGCCCCTCGGGGTGATGCCGATCATATCGGTTGTCGCGTTGCCGCCGAAGCAACAAATCTCGGAGTCGAATTTGGTGCTGGAGTTGCCGGCCAGAGGTGGCGATGATCTGGGCGTGGCACTTCGCCACCGACGCAACGCCGTTCGCGCGTCGTAGGCGACCCCGGGATCGGTGCCCCGGGGTCGCCGCACTTCTACGCCGTCGCTTCCGCCGGCCTGCGACCAGCCGCATCATCTAGCAGCGACTTCAAAGCGACTTCATAGCGACTTCAACTTGGCGTCCTCCAACTGCCCGAACGCCTCCCGCCCGTCGCCGTCCCGGGGAGCCAGGAACCGCTTCGCCAACCCGACCGAGAAGGCGTCGTTGGTCAGCTTCCACAGCAGGCCGAGCGACCACTGGCTCAGCGGCGCGCCCTGGTGCGGCCGGGTCCACTTGGCCGGCTCGAACTCCTCGTAATCGCCGACGACGTACTTCAGCCCTCCGCAGCGGGGACACCAGAAGATGCGACGGGCAGTTCGGTGGTCGCCGAGGCCCTGCATCGTGTGCCCGCAGTTGTCGCACGCCATGTCACCCTCCCGCCGGCTTGGCCGGCGAACAATCGGCCTGTAGCATTGCGACCCAGATCAGCTCGAACTCGACCACGACCACGACGACGGCCAGGATTGCGGAGCCCACATCAGGCGTCCTCCGCCCGCGGCTCCAGCCCGTCCGCAATCGCCGCCGCCGCCCGGGACCGCGGATCGGGCAGTTCCTGCCCCAGCGCCTCGGCGGCCACGACCCGCAGGTCTTGCGACCGGAAGTCCTCGGCGGCGTCGTCCAGGGTGGCCGCCTCCATCAGCGCCACCGACACCGGCGACCGCTTGGCGAGCAGCCGCAGGGGCGTCTTGCGGGCCATCTCCATCGGGGCCGTCTCCCACGGGGACGGCGGGGCCTTGCCCGCCTTGGACGACTGGTAGCCCTTGCTGTACCTGTCGCGGTGGGCCTCGATCTGGTCGCGGGCCATCCACTCCACGTCAACCCCGCCCTCGGCCGTCACCAAGTAGGCGTAAACGCCCACCCAGTCCCCCCTCGCGCCGGCGGCCGGTATGTGCAGCACGCGGGGGTCGGTGCCGAGGCGGATGTCGAGCTGGTCGTTGGCGTAGGCCACCTGGGCCGAGAGCGTCTTGACTTGGCCGCTGCGGTGGGCGAGCACGCAGTAGCCACGGTAGCCGATCTGCAACTGGGCCTCGTTCGCCCGGACCTTGTTACTCCAGTAGGGCACGAGGTATCCCTGCCCGAGCATCCCGCCGATCTCCAGCCCGAGCTCGGCCGACTTCACCGCCGCCCCGAGCAGGGAGAGGGCGGTGCATTTCGCCAACCCCTCGTTCCGCCGGCACTCCGACACCAGTGCCCGCGCGAACCGGCTGGCGTCCGGCCGCATGGCCACCGGCAAGGCGCGGCCTAGCTTCTCGGTCAGCGCTGCCGTGTACATCTCCAGCCGGGCGATGTCCACGATCTGCCCCGGCGCGAGGGCCGGGAGTTGCTTGGTGCCGACCGCCAACGCCTCAGTGCTCATCCCGAGCCCCCTTGACGGTGAACGTCGTGTACTCCGACTCCGCGACGGAGTAGCCCTTCCGCCGGACCCGCCGCCGCCGGACCTCCGAGCCGTCCGGCAGCTTCAACGTGGCGGCATCGCCCATCAGGTGCTCGATCCTCGCCCGGACGGCCGCCCGCTCGGCCGTCATCGCGGACGCCTCGGCCCCGAGCGAGGCGTAGCGGGCGAGTAGGCAGGCAGCGTGGTCGGCCGCCTCGCCCGGCTCCATCGCCACGATCTTGTCGGTGAACGCCGCCATCCGGGCGACGGCGGCCGGCGTGCCCGGGTGCCCCCAGTCGGGCGACGGCAGCTCGCCCAACTGGATCGTGGCCCACAGCGCGGCCTCGGCCTCGACCAGCGCCCGCGCGACCGGCTCGTCCAGTTTGATCTCGTACACCCGGAAGTCGTTGCCGCCGAGCAGCGCGGCGACGTAGGCCCGGTCCTTGCCGGCGACGACCATCTGGTGCGTCACTTGGGCGTAGTAGTGGAGCGGGATGTCGTCGGTCCCGCTCGCCCCCCACCCCTGCCGCACCGCGCTCGTCTTCAGTTCGACCGGCGTCCCGTCCGCCGTCACGCGGTCGATGTTCGCCAGCATCCACGGCCGGGCCGGGTGCCGCAGGTTGGCCGGCGGCGCGGCCAGCTCCAGGCCGGTCCGCTCGGCGAACGCCGCCGCCACCAGCGGCTCCAGCCGCAGCCCCCACTCCATCTCGGGCGTCGGCTCGGCCTCGACGCCGTACAGCTTCTCCGCGGCGACCGAGTACGGCGTCGCCCACGGGGACAGGTTCAGGCAGGCGGCGGCGTCGGACGAGCCGATCCCCGTCCGCCGCTCGGCCAGCCACGCGGCCCGTTGGTCGGCGGTCATCGTCCGTGCCCCCTTATCACGCCATCCAGGTTGCCGGCCAGCCACGCATTCACCAGGTGCCCGCCGTGGGCCGCCAGGCATCCGATGGCGTAATGCGCCGCCATGTAGACGTGTCGCATCGCACTCCGCCCTTCGCCGGTAGCGTACTCCTCCTCGGCGAAGGTCAGGCATACGCGGAGCCGCGTCGGGAACTCGCCTATCGGCATGTCGCCAGCCAACGCCTGCGGCGGAGCCTCGGCGGCCACCCGGTCGGCCAGCATCGCCGTCACGTCGCCGAGCGGCACGGGGTCGCTCGTGAACCACTTCGCATCAGCCATCGGCGCGGGCCTCCTCGTGGCGGTGGTTGGGGGAATCGGCCAAGGCCCGCGCCAGGCACTCGATCCGCTCCGGATCGCTGGAGGCCAGGGCCGTCTCGCAGGCGGCCGTCTCGGCGGCCACGACCCGCAGGAACGACCGCACGATGCGGCCGGCGGCCCCGTCGGGCATCTCGGTGCCGGCGAGCAGCCGCGTCGTCAGGCTGGCGTCGGTGGGGGCAGTGGTCATGTGCCCCTCTAGTTGGTGGAGAAGAAGACATTGGGCAGGCAGACGGCCGCCGGCCGCCGGACCACGGCCACCACGTCGAACCGCCGCACCGGCCGCGAGTGGCAGTCCAGGATGACGTACCGCCCCGGCCCGCGCCGCCGGGCGGCCTTCCGGCACGCCGAAATCGTGGCCCGGTCGCACAGGTGGACCTTGGCCTTCACCCGCTCGGCCCCGACCAGCACCCGCCTCACATGGCACAGCATGAACGTCACGGCACGTTCCTCCCTCGGGGTGGGCACCCGGCGTCCAGCCACCGCGTGAACGCCAGCCGGCGGACCAGCCACCGCGACCGCACCTTGACCGCCCCGGGCAGCGTCCCACCCCGCGCCATCTCATAGACGGTCGAGCGGGCGAACCACAGGCAAGCGGCGACCTCTTCCAGCGTCAGCAGCGGCGCTGGCGCGGGCGGCGGCGTGTTCTCGTCCGGCACGTCTTGCACTATTGCGACAAGCCGTGGACAGTGCAAGGCCGGATTTCCTGTTTATGCCGGTTGTCCGCATTGCACGGACGCGCAAGGTCGCTATAGTGACTTGACTTTATTCGTTGCCTCGTCGCGGAGCATGCCTAGCATGGTCCCCGCGATCACGTTCCCCGTGAGGAGTCAACAGGTGGCAAAGTCGCTGAAGGGCCATCGGGTCGAGACAGTCCAGGTGGACCCGCCGGCCGCCGGGCCGGTGAAGAGGAGGGTGCCGACGGACAACCGGCAGGTCCGGCACCGGCCGCCGATTTACTTTGAGACGAAGACGTTGGCGGCCCACTTCAACATCAAGCAGGGGTCGCTGATCGAGATGCTGTTCTTTGACCGGATGGTCGAGTTGAGCGAGCGGTTCTTGGCCGAGCGGCGGGCCGGCCGCTCGGCAGGGCTGGTCGCCGCCTACCGAGAAATCATTGGTCTGGAGCCGGGCGGCGTGCTGCCGCCCGCACTACTGGCGGAGATGGCCGAGGCGGACGACGACTCGGCGCTCGCCTCGACGCCGATGAGGGAGTGAGCATGGCAAGGGTCTACCGGGCGACTTGGACGCAGTGCGTTGACGGCGAGCGGGTCCGCCGGCACGTTAAGAACTGGTACATGGAGTTCGTGGACTGGCGGGGCGTCCGCGTCCGCCAGCCGGGCACGAGCGACCGGAAGCAGACGCTCCAGTTGGCCGTCCGGCTGGAGCGGGAGCACGCCGAGGCGCGGGCGCTGGGCGTCCCGCACCGGTCGTCGGCCGACCGCCGGCCGCTGGCCGACTGGGCGGCCGAGTTCCTGGCCCGGATCGAGGGTCGGGGGCGGACCAAGGGCCACGTCGCCACGGTACGGCAGCAGCTGGCCCACTTTCTGGACGGCATCTCCGACCTGCACGAGTTCACCCAGGACCACGCCGAGCGGCGACTTGCCGACATTGCCAGTCGGCGGCCGGCCGGCACCACCGCCCGCGCCTACCACACCACGGCGATGTCGTTCGGCCTGTTCCTGGCGAAGCGGCGGGCGGTGGCCGGGAACCCCTTGATCGGGCTGGAGCGGCCCCCGCTGGGGCCGCCGGGCCGCCGCCGCCGCAGCGAGTCGCCCGACTTTCTGGGCAAGCTCATCTCGGCCACCCGGACCGCCCGCCGGCGTGGCGGCCTCGGCGGCGAGTCCCGGGCGTGGCTGTACACGGTCGCCGCCCTGACCGGCTACCGAGCGCGGGAGCTGGCCGCAATGCTCCCGGCCGACTTCGACCTCGACCAGTCTCCGCCGGTCGCCCGGTTGCCGGCCGAGTTCTCGAAGCGAGGCGAGGCGGAGAGCCAGCCGATCCCCGACGCCATCGTGCCGGCGCTGCGGGCGTTCCTGGCGAGTCGCACCAAGGCGGGGCCGGTCTGGAGGGGGGGGTGGTACGACACAAAAAGGCGGAGGTGCAGCGCCGCCCGGATGCTGCGCGCCGACTTGGCCGATGCCGGCCTGCCGTTCGCCGACGCCCGGGGCCGGGCGTTCGACTTCCACGCGCTCCGGGTGACGTACATCACCAGCTTGGGCCGGAGCGGGGTGCCGTTCGCCGTCGTCTTCAAACTGGCCCGGCACGCCACCCCGGCGCTGACGCTGAAGGTGTACAGCGACCACGGAATTATCGACCAGGCGGCCGGCGTGAACCAAATCGCCCTGCCCACATCCTTGCCGGATTCTTGCCAGCCCCTTGCCCCGGGCCGCCGGCCCGGCAGCAAGAAAGTCGCCGAGTCGCCGCCGCGGCAAGTCGGCGATTCCGGGTCGGAGTCGCAACCTGTTGACCCGCAACCCGATGCCGGCCGCGACAACGCGACCGGGCCGCCATCTTCGTAGCCTCACCCGACGATCGGCTTCCGCCGCTTGATGTAGTCTATGGCGTGCGGTCAGGCCAGCCGCCTTGCCCGGCAACGGGTTGCGGTTGCGGCTGCGGCTCGTCTGCAACTTGGCGGATTCTTGCCTACCGGCCGTCCGGCCGCCACCGGCCGGCCTGCGGCGGGCAGGCTTCTGGCAAGGCGAACTCGATTGACGGCCAAGCCGCCCGTAAAAGTGCAAGCGTAAAGAATCGCTCAGCGTCTGCCGGCCGGAGCGAGTCTAGGTCGATGTCGCTCACCGACATCATGGCCGAGGTGCCGTCCAGCCGTAGCAGCGAGGTGCGGCGCGGGCCGTCCGGGCGGGCCGTCACAAGCGGTCGCGTTCGCAGTCGCACCGCCTCGACCGGGTGCCGCCGGGTGATGTCGCCGGCGATCCCGACCCACCGCGGGCCGTCGCACTCGACCTCCGAGACGAAGCCGCGGTGGACGGTTAGCGACGCGCCAGGGTGCGGCACCTCGATGAGTATGCCGATGGCTGTCGGCGTCCACTGATCGGCCGACCGGCCGCCACGCTGCATGATGGCGAGCGCGCCGCCGCCTTCCGGGAACTTGCGCCGCAGCCCGTCCTCGGCGAGACAGGCCATACGGATGTAGCTCGCCCGCGCCTCGCCGTCGGGGTCGCCCGTCTCGCCCAGGTAGTCGGCGAGGGCGAGCCGTGGCAGGTCGTCGAGCGGCGACGCCAGCACGGCCCTGAGTAGCGATTCGCGGTCGTTCATGGCGGGCACCACGCCCCCGTCGGGGCAAATTCGGCCAGCAGTTCGTCGGGGACGTACTCTGGCCGGCGGTAGGAATGGCCGGCCTCGGCCATGTCCGTCAAGAACCAGCCGCGGTCGGTGGCGAGCAGGTCCACGGACCACGCGCCGTCCCCGGCGAACGCGATGGCCGCGTGCCTGGCCAGAGCGCAGCACTCCTCCGGGGGCGGGGCGTCCAGGCCGGCCACGAGATCGCGGAAGGCCGCACCCCCTCCCGGGAACGTGGCCGCCCTCGCGCGACCGTGCCCGTCCTTGCCAACCACAACATCCTCCGGGTCGGCCTTCAGGTGCTCGGCGGCCTTGCGGATGCCAGCCGCCGCCCCGGCCGACCCGCCGGCGACCCACTCGTCAGCGCCACCGCCAAGGGCCACGCCGGGGAGGCCGGCTAGAATCGCCCCCGGCGGCCAGTACGGCTGCCACCCCAGCACCCGGCCGCCGCCGACGAAGAGCCGGTATTCCTTCACCAGCGGCATGTCGCCGTAAGCGGTGAGCGTTGCCAGCGGCCGGACCGGCAGGTACTCCCGCACGGCGAACACGGCCACCGGCAGGCCGAACATGCTCGCCATCTCGCTGAACTCGATCAGGCCGAGCACTGGCCGCGCCACCGCGGCCCGGCCCGTCAGGAAGCAGCAGTCCTTCCAGCCGTGCTTCCCGCTGGTCTGCCCGGTCCGCAGGAAGGCGGGGCAGCCGATCCGGTCGGCGGCCCCGCCGATGGCATCGCACAGGGCGTCGGCCGCGGGGGACGTCTTGCCGTCGAGGATCGGCAGGACGGCCCGGTAGTCGGGCACCGGCACGAGTTCGGTCCGGGGCGACGGCAGGCCGGCCGCCTCGACCTTGGGGAGCCAGTAGGAGATGCAGTTGCGGTCGGTCAACCTGCACCATCCTTCGGTATGGCGACGCCTGCCGCCGGTCGGCGGCAGGCCTCGCTGAGCCCGCGGGAGGACACGGCGGCGGCGGGCGGCCCGTAGCCGGCCAGCGGCCCGTAGCCGGCCAGCGGCCCGCACTCGGCCTCGTCCCACGCCAGCTCGGCGTCGGCCCTGGCGCGGGCGACCGCCTCCTCGTCGGTGAGCGGGTTGCGGCCGGAGACGGTGAACATTTCGCAGGACATCACCCAGCGGCCGGCGAAGGCGTGCTCGTACCGCAGCGCCACGCCGTACACGGTGACTGGCAGGAGCATGGTCATTCGGCTTCCCCGTGGAGCCGCATCGCCTCGGCGAGCTCGGCCACGAGCCGCTTGGCCTCGGCCGCCCTCCGCTCGGCCGCTTCGAGTTCGGCCCTGGCGTTGTCCAGTGCCGAGGCGGCCACCCGCCGCTGGAGTTCCGCCAGGGTGTCGGGCGGCTCGGTAATGTCGGCTGGCAGTTCGGCGTACCGGAACGGGATGCCCAGCACGCGGATCAGCGTGTGGCACCCGGGCCGGTCGCCCCAGTGGAGAAGCCGGCCGGACCCGTCGTAGACGGCGAGCGCGTCGTCAAGGGCGGCTTGGCCGAACAGGTGCAGTGCGGTCAGGTCGGGCTTGGGGGCGGTCACGGCCTCCTCCCGGCGGCGGCCTCGAACTTGATCCGGGCGTACCGGAGCAGCCGCTGCTGGTGGCCGGCCGCCAGCGTCCCGACGGGCCGGCCCCGGTCCGCGACCAGCCGCTCGGCTAGGCCGAACAGGTCGCGGGCGACGGTCGCCAGCAGGCCGCACCTGGCGAGCAACGCGGCCTCGGGGCCGGACAGGCCCAGATCGCTGGCGGCCACCGCGTCGGACACCGCCTGCCAGTCGCTCGGCTGCATCGCCACCGTCAGGCCCGGGGCCGGGTGGAGCAGCCGCCGGAGGTCGGCCAGCCTCATCATGTCGTGCTCCGTCGTCATGTCCCGTCACTCCGCCTGTAGGGCAAGGATGGCGTCCCGGTTCCGTTCGGCGAACCGGGCAAGGGCCTGGTACACGTTCGACTTGCTGCACCCGATCTCGGCCGCCGCGCTGCCGCGGCTCAGGCCGACGGCGAGGCACAGGTACAGGCACCGCCGCTCCAGCGGGGTGGCGTCGGCGAACAGCGACCCCCACTGCCCGGCCGTCCAGCACGCCGCGGCGTCGTTCCGGCCGAACGCCCGCCGCAGCAGCAGGCCACCGGTCAGCTGGTCCACGCAGATGTCGTGGCCGTCACGTCGTCGCGCCACGGGCGGCCTCCACGTCGGCGATGCGGCGGGCGGTCAGTTCCACCTGCGACTGGCGGATGTCGCGTCCGACGAACCGCCGGCCGTGGGTCAGGGCAGCGTGTGCGGTGGTCCCCGACCCGGCGAAGCAGCCCAGGACGATGCCGCCGGGCGGGGCGTACCACCGGACCAGCCGCGCGGCGACCTCCAGGTTCATCGGCGCTTCGTTCTCGTGGGCGAGCGGGTGGCCCAACTGCCCGCCGCCGTTGCCGGCGCGGATCACGTTCCCCGGGTTCGCCACCTCCGGCGCGCGATACGGCCTGTTCCGCCCCTTCGTCCCCTCGCGGAACTTGACCCGAACGCCGTCCGCGCCGCGGTGGCTCGGGCCGCCGCCGGGCGGACACCTCGGCGGCAAGCCGCCGGCGGTGTTGTCGCTCCAGAACGGGGGCAGGTGGCCCCGCTTGGCGAATGCGTACGCCGGCTCCCAATTGCGGCGGTGGCAGCGCGGGCCGCCGCTCCCCATGATCCCGGGCCGGACCCACGCATACGGGGCCGGGCCGCACTCGATGCCGTCGATCCTGGTCAGGTCGGCGACCAGCCACTCCACGGCCGGCGAGTACCGGCTGTTGCTGACCGGGCCGCTGACGTTCACGCACACCAACCTGGCCGTGACGCGGCACGCCTCGACGACGATCGGCCGCAACCAGTCCACCCACGCTTGGCCCCGGAGCCTGTGGTTGATGCCGTAGGTCCGGCTCGCTTGGTACGGGGGCGAGAACACGGCCAGGGCCGCAAGCCCGTCCGGCAGGCCCCGAAGGAACGCCAGGGCGTCGGCGCAGTCCACGCCCCACGCCGAGCGGCCGGCGAGCACGTCGCGGGACGACGGGATGGCGGGTGGGGTCATTTCCGCCCCCGCTTCCGCGCCAGCCCCGGACGGCCGACGACCTTGTTCGGGACGCCCTCGGGGCGGCACGCCTTCCTGGGGGCCTCGCCGCCCAGCCCGGCCAGCCCGGCCAGCTTCATGCACCTGGCGAGGTCGGTCAGCCGGTAGTGCCACTCGCCGCAGCGGACGTGGACCTGCTCGGCCAGCCCCTTGTCCGCCAGCCGCTCGACGTGCCGCGAGGCGTCCCACAGCGACAGGCCGAGGTCGGCGGGGCCGAACCGCTGCGGGTCCAACTCCAGCAGGATGCGGCGGAGGGTCCGGCCGAGGTCGTCGTTCGTCGTGCGGGGACGGGCCATCATGCGGCCTCCAGCTTGGCAAGTAGCCGATCCCGCCACGCGACCGCCCAGTCCATGCAGTTGGCGCAGGACTTGTGGCGGTGGCCGGGTAGCGGCGGGCGGCGGCGGGCGTTGAAGCTCCAGGCCATGCTGTCGGAACTGGCGAGGCGGCGGCCGTACCTTGCCAGCCCGGTCGTCTTCATGCCGAACCCGTGGATTCGGATGCCGCGGTCAGCCAACGCGGCGACAATCCCCGCAGCCTCGGCCGTCCCCTGCCGCCGACACGCCGACCCGAGGCCGACGACCGGCAGACTGGTCAGGTCGAGCCTCGCGTAGCGCAGGTACAGGTCGGCGTGCAGCAGGTAGTCGCCGAGTTCCCAGCCCTGAAGCACCGGCACCCACGGCACGTCGGGGGCGATCCCGTTCAGCTCGCACCAAGAGTTGATGGTGAACATCTGGTGCTCCAGGAGCGAGTGCCCGGTCTTGGCGAGTACGAACGGCCCGCACATCCAGTCCTGGATCGCGGCCCACTCCATGCCGCCGATTTCGCCCCGCCACCGCCGGGCCTCGGCAGCGTACTGCTTCGGCGTCGTCTCCCACCGCCCGGACCGGTTCAGCTCCGCGAAGCCGCCGGAGCAACCGCCGGGCGCTGACGAATAGCGGGACCGTCGTCCTCGGGAGCCACGCCGGCTCGTGGGTGCCGAGCCAGAACGTCATTGCGGCGACCCGCCCTTCGCCCTCGCCGCCCTCGCTTCCGCGCGGCACAGGTCGTCGCATCGGACGTTGAACTTGCTCACCGACATCCCGTCCGCCCGGATGCCGGCCGCGAGCTCCTTCCGGTTCGGGTGGCCGCCGAGCAGGTAGTAACGGACCGGGCCGAGCGTTGCCTGGAGCCGCCGCACCCGCTCGACTAGGGCGGGCGGCACCCCGGCCATCTTCGAGCGGGCCGACCTGAACCGGCAGAGCGTCACGTTCGAGTCGGAGTAGGCGGCCCCGTCCCATCCCGGCGGCACGGCCTCCAGGGCGAGCGTCAGGGCCAGCAGTTCGGTGGCGTTGTTCGACACCGCGGCCAAGCCGAGGTCGGCCGGTGCGACAAAGCCGCTCGCCTCGGCCACCGCCGACTCCTCCCGGCCGTAGCCACGCCCGTCGGTGTGGACCCACGCCCACGTCCCGCCGAGGGCCGACGGGTTGCGGCCGACCACGCCGCCGTCCGAGTACACGGCCGCCGGGCTCATGCCAGCACCCCCTCGGCAAACACGACCTTGGTCCGCAGCCGCGACCAGATGTCATCGAGGAGCGTCCCGACCGCCGTCTCGGCTTGGCCGTACCGCGCGTTCCAGGGTCGCGCGATCTTGATGAACTCGCCCCCCATCGCACCCCACCGGCGGCAGTTAACGTCGCCGTCGTCGAGCAAAAACTTGTCCTTGCCGGCCAGCTCCCAGTTGGCGGGCGACAGGTGCAGCCTGCGGGCATATTTCGGCAGGCTGTACCTCACCCACGAAGCCTTGCCGGCGACGCACCAGTGGTCGTCGCACGGCGACGTGATGAGGTGGACGTTCTCCTCGCCGAACGCCGCCTCGACCGCCGCCAGGATTCGCCTGCCGTCCGGCGTCCACGGCAGGGACGACCAGAAGACATAGCCCTGCTTGTTGATCGGCTTCCAGAACGCCGCCTCGTCGATGCCGAGCAACTCCCAGGCGTTCCGCACGCCCTTCGCCTCCGGCGGGGCGTACACCTCGTCCACGTCCCGCCCGTGCAGCCGCAGGGCCGCCCCGAGGAAGTCGCACAGCACGCCGTCCAGGCCCAGAAACGCCGTCTTCACGCCGCCCTCCGTGGGTAGTGGCCGCCACGGACGGCGGCCCAGGGTTACACGCCGCAAGCGCCGTAGCACTCGTTGACCGACATCGAGTCGAGCTTGGGCGGCTCCGCCCGCGACAGGCCCACCAGTGGCAGGGGGACGAGCGAGCGGTGCAGGTACATCTCGTCCCGCATCCCGCGATTGACCGCGTTGCCGGGCACCCGTAGGGCGGCATCGATTTCGACGGCCCGCTCCCAGTCCGGCCCGCCAGCCGCCTTCAGCAGCGACCACTCCCAGTCGTCCTTGAGCGGGCAGTAGACGCACGCCGTGCCGCGGTCGGCGTGCGTCTACTGCCCGCCAGGAAGGCGTGGCAGTCGCGGCGACTCCACCCCAATTCCGGCAGCGGGAACCCGGGCCTGAACCGGCCGCCTGACGACCTCCTGCGGACCGACGCCTTGCCCCGTGGCCTCGGCACCGTCACCGTGTACGGTCCGAGCCGCACGTCCGCACCCGGGGTCGCCCCGAAGCGGAGCAGGATGTTGCCCGCCCGCCGCAGTTCGTCGGCAGAGATGCCGAAGTGCTGCGTCACGGTGACGCCCTTCGGCACCCGCTGCCCCGGCTTGAGGCCGAGCAACTGCCGGCGGATGGCCCGCTCCACCACCTCGATCTTGTACTCGGCGGCGCATTGCCGCCTCACCCGGCCGCCCTTGCGCCCGCCGGCCGTCCGCTTGACGAACGCCGGGATGCCGGCGAACCGCCGGGACGGGCCGACTCCGGCCACCAAGTCGTGCCCGAGCCGGCCGCGGGTGGCGACGACCGCGGGCGGGCCGCCGCACCCCTTGAGCCATTCCAGGTGGCGATACACTGCCGCTGGCTCGTCCTGCGTGTCGCCCATCACCGAGCAGTCGATGGCGAACGGGAGCCGGCCGGCCCTCGCAAGCAGGTGGACGGCGGTCGATTGCACGCCGGCCCCAAGGTTCAGTACGTTCAGGTGCGGCACGGCCTTCCCCCTCATCCGTCGAGCGGGGCGGTTGGCACGTTCTGCGGCGGGATCAGGGCCGGCTCGCCGGCCAGGAGCCGCCGCATCCCGTCCGCCCTGGCCTCCGCGTGGGTCGCCTGCGACCGCCAAAACTCGGCCCGCGCCTCGGCCACGCCGACCGCCGCCTTCGCGTCCATCTGGGCCAGCCCGTAGCCGGCGGCGAACCCGCCGAGGGCCGCCGCCAGCACGCCCAACACCGCCCTTGTCGCCTTCATTGGCACGCTCCTTGTCACCGCGGTTCCGGTGCGGTGCGAGGAGAATAGCGACTCGGCGGCATGTCGCAATAGCAAATTCGGGGCAAGAAAAAACCGCCGGGGTTCGCCCCGGCGGTCGCGCCGCCCCAACCCCGGCGCGCGGCGTCACCCGTCCGGCCAGCCCTTGCCGCCGCGGGCGACCACGCGGACCGTCACCGTCACCGGCACCCACTCGCCGCCGACGAGCGCGTAGCCCCTCTCGGACCCGGCCCAGCCGAACCCGGACCGGCCCTCGAACGGCAGCGCGTCCAGGCAAAGGGGCGCGCCGCCGTGGGCGATCGAGACTTGGGTCGGGGCGGCCTCGTCCCGGAACTTCTTCTTGGTCATCAGCCCTCGCAGGCGGTGTCGGTCGGCACCCGGCCGACGACGATGAAGTACCCGACGACCGGGAACATCCTGGCGTCGGCGGCCTCCAGCCCCGTCTCCGGGTAGGCGGACGGGCAGACCTCCAGCCGGCCCCGGTGGATGCGGGCGACGGTCACGCCGCCGACGATCGGCGACACGTCATCGCCGTCCTCGGCGAGCCAGCAGGGGTAGGGGTTGGCCTCGAACTTGTGGTGACAGCAAGGACTTGTCATGGCCGGGTCCGTCGGCAGGGGCGGGCGACAGAGTTCCGACGTTCCGGGCGGCCCGCCGCGCGAGAAATCGCGGGGCGGGCCGCCCGGCGGGGGCGGGTCAGTCGGTCAGGTCAACCGCCCACCGGCACGAATTCCATGGCGTCCGGGTGGGACTCGTGCGTGATGACGCCGGAGCCATCGCAGAGCCGGTAGTGCTGCCCGAGCCGGCCCGGCGGACCGGAATCCCGGCGGCACGCAAGGGCCCAGGTGGTTGCGTCCGACAGGTCGGCCACAGACACGGATTCGATCGCTTCGCCGTTGCGGACTCGCCGGACTTTCGTCTCACCCCCCCCCCCCCCCCCGGTTTGGGCCCGGGTCGCCGGCCGGGTGTCCCCGGCGAGTCGGATTGTCCCCGCGCCCGCGCCGGACGCAAGGGGTGTAGGTCAAATCGAGCCGGACCGCCCTAAAAGGTCAGGGTGACGCCGGCACCGTCGGCGGCCGTGCTGTACGGCACGCCGGCGAAGAGCACGTCCCACCGCCGCGGGTACTGGACGAGTTCCGCCCGAGTCCCGAACCGCAGGGGTCGCGGGTGGAACAGCGGCGGTTCCTCCAGCAGCCAATAAAGTATCGGTGCTGCGTCAGTCGGCTCCCTCACAGCTCGCCTAGCCTTTCCCGTTCGGCCGCGTACCGGGCTAGCGCCCGGTCGCCGGCGTTGGCGTGCCCGTCCAGGTCGGCGCGGAGCACGTTGCGCCGAGCCGACACCCGCTTAGTCCCGTGCTCCGGGTGGCTGACCGCGGCGTCGGACCCCCGGCCGCCGCAGAAGGTCCACACGGGGCCGCCCGGCACCAGCCGGCAGTAGTCGCCGACGGCCAGCTCGCTCAGCCAGAGCCAGCCCCCGGCGGGCCGCGGCGTCTCGGACTTCCCCCGCGACGCACTCACCGGAACCCCCTTGCGGCCAGCCGGCCCACCCGCTCGGTTGCCGCCGCGACGACGGCCGCCGGCGGGTCGGGGTCGGGGAGCGCCCGCCGCAGGTAGGCTCCCAGGTCGATGCCGCGGTGCCCGCCGCAAGCCATCGCGGTCGCCCGGTCGATGAAGATCGCCGACCGGCGGCCCGGCCCGCCGTCCGCCAGCGCGACGGCGGGGGAGCCGCCCCCGCCCCGCCACACGCGGAACCGCACTCGGGTTCCGCGGTATGCCGCCGGTGTCATCCGTCGCCCCCCCCTTATTGATCAATCAGCCTCGCGGCGACGCGCTGTAGCACTCCGTCCATGATGGTTCCCTGCCCAGTCGTCGTTCGGCCCCACCAACCCCCATAGTCGCTGTCGATGACAACCTCCCCGACCTCTTGTAGTTTCTCGACAAGCCACGGCGAGACGCGCCACCATTCATACACTTCCTCCGCCTCCGCGCAGTCCCTGACAGCCTCCTGCCAATCGCGGAGGCCGGTGATGGTGCCGTCGCCGATCATCTCCGCGTACCGGTCGCGGGCCGCCGCCTCGGCCATCCCGTCGGGGTCGTCGCCCGCCGCGCGCAGCGCCCCGGCGATCTCGTCCAGGTCGGCCGACCACGGGTCCGGCAGGCCGTCGGGCGGGTCGCCGCCGCGCGCGGCGATGTAGTCCCGGCACTCGCGCACGTCCCATGTGGACGGATCGGGGCAGAGGTTGCGCACGTCGTCGGACCAGCTCAGTTGCGGCCCCTCCTTGCCTTGGTCGCCGTGCCGGAGCAGGTCCGTCACGAGGGACGAGTCGCAACAGAGGATGTCCCGGTCCTGGAGCCGTAGGGCCAGCTCCTCGACCGCGACGGCCCGGCGCTCGGCGTCGGTCGCGGGCCGGGGCTGCTCGGACGCCGCCGCGCCCGGGTCCGGGTGTACGGTCAGGTCGCGGCCCGGCTCCGGGGAGCCGGTCACGCGCAGCAGCCGGCCGCCGGGCCACGGCCGGATTTGTCGGGGGGAATCGTCCACGGTGAATCTCCTGGTAAGGTTAGGTCGGTTCGATGCCGGCGAGCGCGAACGGCGGCGGCTTGAGTACAGCGCCGATGTCGTAGCCCTTCGACCGGCCGCGCATCGCGTCGGGTGCGAACGGGTCGTGACACCCGGACTCTCCCATCGCGTCGGCCAGGACCGGCAGGCACCCCGTCACCGCCTGCGATTCCCGGTAACCCCCACGCGCGTCCAGGCACTGCGACGCGAGTGCGACGACCGCGGGGGTCCGGACGCCGGGCGGAACTCGCCCATGAGCCCGGGGGCTATCCCCAGGGCGAGTTCCCGGCCGTGGGCGCCGTCGCCGGTCGGCCCCAGGTCGGTGCCGCCCAGGCAGTCCCAGGCGATCGCCTCGCCCTGTTCGCCGTCGCCGCCTTCGGGGCCGAGCACTTCGACGACTGGCGGCCACTGCGGGTATCCCGGGTCGCCGCCCTCGCGCCACGACCAGTCGGGGCAACCCTGGTATCGCCAGACCACTTCGGCGCGGCCCTCGCGCTCCAGGTCGGCGAGCCAGGCCGACGCGCGGGCGTGCCGCGCGGCGGCCGTGGCCGTGTCCCCGGCCCGGCGGCGGGCGCGGTAGGCCAGCGCGGCCGGGTCGCCCGGGTCGTCGCGCAGGCGGTCGGGCCGGTAGTCGGCGCTGCCAACGGCGGGCGCGTCGGTGTCGGTGTCGGTGTCGGTGTCGGCCATGGGTGAGCCCCCGTCGTGGCGTGCGGGCAGTGGCCGGCCGCGGAGTTGCACCGCGGCCCGGGGTCAATGCGGCCCCCGGGCGGACTTCCCCGCCGGCGGCCGGCTACAGGTGGTCCCAGCCGGCGGGTGTGGCCGGCGGGGTGTGGTCGGCGACGGCCAGCGCGAGCCGGACGCCGGGATGTCCGCGATGGTCGCGGAAGTCGGACCGGCCGTCGGGCCGGTCGCGGGGCGAGGCCGGGCCGTCGCCGGGGATGTCGCATTCCTCTAGCGCGTCCGCTAGCGCCGGAGCGACCCCCGCATCTCCGTCGAGAAACTGCCGGGCCAGCGCCGCGGCATCTGCCGACGCCGGCCGGGCCGATCGAACCGGCCCGGCGTGCAGCCAGCCGTCGTCGCCGGGGTAGGTGTCGCACTCGCCGAAGGGGTGGGATGGCGCGGTCAGTTCGTCGCCGTGCTCCGGCCAGTCGCCGTCCCAGAAGCCCACGCCGTGACCGTTGCGGGTCATCCAAAAATCGTGCCCGGCGTCGGACTCCCGGCCGGCGATCTGGCCGGCGGCCAGCGCGCGGAACCGGTCGCAATCCTCGCGGGGCTGGGTGACGGTTTCGGGGTCCAGGTCGGCCGCAGTGCGATCGCGGTCCAGCGGTACCCCCGTGTCCGGGTCGGTACTCGACCAGGGCGCGGCGTCCGGGTGGGCGTTGAGGAATTCCGCAGCGGCCGCGGTAGCGGCTGACCCGGCCGGCGTGACTGTCCCGTCGGTGACTGCGTAGACGGTGTAGGTAGCCTTCATTGCGTGACTCCGTTGGTGTGCGACAGGGCGACTGTCGCGGTTGCAACGGGTATAGCGGCGGTCGTGCCAACCGGTCAACGCCGACCGCGATTCGCACGAGGCCCCGTGTTTTCCCGGCAATTGGAGAGATTGTGAGGTGTCGCCGGTGTGCCTTTGTGCGCTACCGCCGGGTTAACGCCCGTTGCCAGAGGTTAGCGCCGCGTTGCCGGGGGTTTGCACTCGGCGGCCGATGCCCCCCTCCCCCTTCTGGGGGGGGATGGTCGGCCAGGTGCCAGCCAGCTCCGCCCGCCAATCGTCACCGTTGCCGTGACGTATCTCCCGGCAATCCCGACCCGGGTCGTCGAGCATCCGCCCCGTGCCTACCTGGCCCTGACCCCTGCCAGCCAAGCAGGCGGCAGAGGGGATGCGGGGAGGGGAGACACTGCGTCATTCTGTCGTTGGCTATTGCTACTTAGCGCTGCCTAACTGGCTGGTTATGCGCGGCGAAGCAAGATTCCGGACAAGATTTCATAACCGGTGTTAGTGCAAGGTGTTGAGACGGTGGCGATTGTGCCGATTATCCGGCCAGATGTGGGATCAGCCGCCGCCGGCCGCCTGCAGAGGCCCGGGGGTAGGCCCCAGCCGCCCCCGCACCGTGTATTACCTTCCCCCCCGACAGTTTTTTCGCCGTATAACCCGGCCCTTTGGGGTCTCCGGCGGCCCCGATGGGTGTGGCGGTTGACCGCCGGGCGGTGGCCGCGAACCCGCCCACCCTTCGAGGCGGTTTTCGGATCGGGTCTTCGGTTCTGGGGTCGAGGGGTTAGCGCGCGACCGGGCCGCCGCTTTGGGCGGCCCGGCGACCGCCGCCTTGGGCGGTCGAGTGACCAAGGAAGGGGCGAAAGGCAGTGCTTTTACCGGGGGCAGGCGCACCGACCCCGCGAAAACGCACCGCGGAGGGGCCGCGGAACGTCAAACAGGGTCGGTGCGAGTCGCACCGGGCGGTCACTGACGGTCCCGCCTTCCCCAGCGCCTGCGTGCGAGGGCTCTCACGCCTTTGCCCCCCGGCCGTTCGTCGTCACCACTCCGGGGCGCTCCGCAGGATACCCGGCCACTTCTTCGGTCCCGGGCGGGTTCGTCCCGGTATCCGCCACCAGCTCGCCCGCAGGCCGTGGGGTGGCGCACGTCTGCCAATCAGGGGCTGTCCGCAAGTCGGGCTCGCTTGGCGAGCCGCCGTCCGGCTGGTTTCCCGGATATCCTCCCCGGGCCGGTCTGCGACGGGATCGCCGTCAACAGCTGTTCTCGCACAAAGCCCCCGACCGCCATTAGCGACTTCGTAAATAATCCCCTGGTCGGCCCGCCGCCAGGCCGGGCAGCCGCCAAAACCGGTAGAATTTACCGATCCTGACGATTCTGTCGCTCTGCTTAGTTGTTCCGGTGGCGCATTGTCGCCTTTGCGTCTCGTAACGCCGCCGCCGGCCGGCCAGAATAGCCTCGTCGCACACCGGCCCGACCCCCGCGAGCCGCAGGCCCGAGCCCCATGAACGAGACAGCCGGCGACCAGCCAGTCACCGCCGAGCCGGCCGCCCCGGCCCCGGCCGCCGCCGGCGTCCCGGCCGCCCCGGCCCCGGCCGCCGCCGGCGTCCCGGCCGCCCCGCCGCCGGGGCCGGCGATGCCCGCCGCCGGGGCGGGGGCGTCCGACCCCTACGCCGACCTCCGCCGCGAGCGGGACGAGTACCGCCGGCAAGTGGAGCAGTACCGGCCGCTCGCCGAGATGGGCTACCGCTCGTACCAGGCCGAGCAGCAGGCCGCCCGCCAGAGGCAGATGGAGCGGGAGCAGGCCGAGCGGTCCAGGCCGTGGGTGGACCTGCCGAAGTTCGAGCGGCAGCTGATGCAGTTCGTCGCCCGCGACCCGAGCACCGGCGAGCTCGTCGCCAAGCCCGGCGCGCCGCCGGACCTCCTGGCCCGCTACCAGGAGTTCCAGCAGCGGTACGAGGAGACGGCCTGGAACCTGGTGACGGCCCCCGAGAAGGTGCTGGCCGACCCGATCCGCCAGCTCGTCGCCGCCGAGGCCGCCGGGATCGTCCGCGAGCAGATGGCCGAGTACCAGCGGCAGCAGCAGGTGCAGGGCATCCTCCGCGACAACTCGTCGTGGCTGTTCGCCCCGGACCCGGGGCCGGCCGGCCGCCCGGTGCTCAGCGAGGCCGGCCGCCTGTTCCACCTGCACGTCCAGGAGGCGGCGGCGATGGGCATCGCCGACGACGCCCGGCAGGCCGCCTACGCCCGCCGCCAGTTGGAGGCCGACCTGATCCGGCTCCTGCACCAGCGGGCCGGGGCCGCGCCGACCGCCGCCGCGGCCTCGGCCGCCCAGAAGGACGGGTTCCTGAACGCCGCCGGGGCCAACCGCCCGGCCGCCGCCCCGCCGAGCGCACCGCCCGCCGCCGGGCTGTCGCCCGGGGCCGGCGGGGACCGGGCGGTGGCGGCCACCATGATGGCCCGGCTGCGGGCGGCCGGGATCAGCGACGACCACGTTTTCACCGGCTGAGGCCGCGTCTCTAGGGGGAGGGCAGGGCAATGGCCGAGGCGTGGGCCAGGATCGTGAACACGACGATCTCGGAGTACGTGAGGGGCGAAGAAGAAAACGTCATGCGGAACCGGAAGCTGACCGCCCTGCTGAAGAAGCGGGGCCGCGTCACCTTCAACCACGCCGGCAAGAACCACGACTGGAAGGTCCGGTACAAGCGGGCGCTGATGACGGGGTACGCCGACGGCGACACCCTGTCGTTCGCCCGGAAGGACCGCCACAAGTCGGCCGTGCTCGACTGGCGGGGCTACTCGGCCACCGACTCGGTGACGAAGTTCGAGCAGCTCCAGAACAAGGGCACGGCCGCCATCGTCAGCGTCTTCTCGCAGACGGCGACGATGCTCATGGACGACATGACCGACCAGTTCGGCGACGAGCTGTACATCGACGGCAACGCGACCGGGAACTCCAAGCGGATGCACGGCCTGGAGTCCGCGCTCGCCCACGGCGCGCTCCTGGCGAACAGCCCCGTCCACGCGCCGGCGGACGTGTACGCCGGCCTCCAGTGCTCGCTCGGGCACTACGGCGGGGCGTGGTCGCAGGCGGCCGGCGCGACGACGTGGCCGGTCGGCACCGGGGACGCCCACTACGACTTCTGGTCGCCGCTGATCGTGGACTACGGCAACGCCGCGTTCAGCGCGACGGCGACGTGGGCGGCCAACAGCATCAAGGCGATGCGGTACGGCATCGCCCACCAGGCCCGCAACCGGTCGAAGAAGTCGATGATGGACCTCGTGCTCCTGGACCCGGACCTGTACCGGCAGTTCCTCGACGCCAACGAGGCGAAGCAGCAGATTCACATCCGCCGGGGGGACGGCCAGGGGCTCGTCAGCCTCGGGTTCGAGGACACGATCAACTTCGACGGGATCGAGGTCACGAAGGAGTTCGGGGTGCCGGCGGCCGTCGGGTACGGGCTGGCCATCGACCAGCTGGAGCTGATGAGCCTCCAGGGCCAGTTGTTCGAGCCGATGGGGCCGGACATGGAAATCAGCACGAAGGCGTACCGGTTCTCCATCGACTTCTTCGGCAACCTGAAGTTCAACCCGCGGCACATGGTCAAGTTCCGCAAGGGCAGCTGACCCACGCCCCGCCCGCGCCGGGGGGTGGCGCGGGCGGGGCGGCCGGGCAGGCAGGCGTCCACAGCGAGCACCGGAGGCGGCGATGGCCCGCGACAACGACCAGATGTTCGACCGCGGCCAGACCTGGTACGGCCCGGACCAGAGCATCGACGCGAACGACCTCGCCGCCGCCCACCTGGAGGGCACGGAGAAGACGTTCGAGGACTTGGACTACTCGTCCGGCCCCGGCGCGAAGGCGTACCGGACCGGCAAGCCGGTCCGCTGCCGGGTCGTCCGGAACGACTCCGGGATCACGCTGCACGCCAAGCAGATGGTCCTGCTCGACGCCGCCCGGACGCGGATCACCGGGCTCGCAAACAACACCAGCCAGGACGGCTACCCGCTCGACGAGTGGGTCGGCAGCTCGGGCGTCCGCGCCGGCGACCTGTGCTACGTCGTGATGTCCGGCCCGGCGATGATGCTCACCCCGCTCACCGGGGCGGCGTTCAACGGCGACATCGCGGCCGGCACCCGGCTGAACAGCGTGACGGCCTCCAACGGCACGACCGCCGGCGGGACGACGACCCCGCCGGGCCGGGTGAGCCAGTTCACCGCCGTGGCGGCGACGACCGCCGGCCAGTTCACCGACATCCTGAACTTCACGGCCAACTTCGTCGGCACCGCGATCAGCGCCCGGACGACCGCCGAGACGAACTCCGACATCCTGGTGGACTGCCGCTACCGGTACTGAGCCGGCCGGCTTCCGCCCCCTACCCCCCGGGGGCCGCGATGAAGGCGAAGGTGATGGTGGCGCGGTTCCCCTACGGCGGGACCGAGGCCAGCCCGTGCGTGGACTGGCTGATGGCCGCCGACCGGCTCCTGCGGGCCGACCGGCGGGTGTCCGCCGTCGAGCACTGGCGGGTCAACGACACCCCGATCACGATGGGCCGCAACCGGGCGATGCGGGTCGCGCGCGCGCTCGACGCCGACATCCTCGTGATGGTCGATTCCGACATGGCCCCGGACCTGTACCTCGGCCAAGACCCGAACGCGAGGCCGTTCCTGGCCGTCGCCCTCGACTTCCTGCTCGGCCACGCCGGCCCGGCGGTGATCGCCGCCCCGTACCTGGGGCCGCCGCCGCACGAGAACGTGTACGTCTTCCGGTGGCGGAACAAGCAGTCCGACCACCCGCACGCGGACGCCGAGCTGTCGCAGTACACCCGCGAGGAGGCGGCGGCGATGGGCGGGGTCCACGAGGCCGCCGCCCTGCCGACCGGCCTGATCGCCATCGACATGCGGTGCCACGACCTCGTGCGGGACGCGAAGCTGGCGGCGGCGAAGGCCGACCCCCGGGTGCGGCCGACGCCGTTCTTCTACTACGAGTGGGCCGACGACGACGCGGTGGAGAAGTCCTCGACCGAGGACGTGACGTTCTCCCGCGACCTGAGCCTGGCCGGCGTCCCCCAATACTGCGCGTGGGACTCGTGGGCCGGCCACATCAAGACGAAGGTCGTCGGCCGCCCGATGCCGTACACGCCCGACGCCGTGGCCGAGTCCCTGCGGCTGGCCGTGGTCAACCGCCACCCCCGCCGGGGCGAGCGGCTGGTGGACGTCCGCCGGAAGAAGTGAGGTGCCACTTGCGGTACTCGAACACCTGCCTGCAAGCGGCGGGGATGACCGTCTCGACCTCGGCTTATGCGTCCGGGGACTCGATCGGCGGCGCGGTCAAGCTGTCCCGGCTGCTGGAGCAGTACGGGGCCGGGGTGCTGAAGAACGTCGTCGTGATCGACAAGGACAACCAGAAGCCGGCGCTCACCATCTTCTTCTTCGACCGCCCGCCCGCGGCGACCGACAACGCGGCGTTCAGCCCGACCGCCGCCGAGATCGCCCGGTGCATCGGAATGGTCCCGGTGGCGTCCGCCGACTACACGACGGTCGGCTCCCGGGCGGTGGCGAACGTCGACTGCGCCGACGTGCTCCAGGCCCGGCCGGACACGGCCGGCGACCCGACGCAGGCGGCGGGCGACATCTGGGCGGTGCTGGTGACGACCTCGACCCCGACGTACACGACGACGACCGGCCTCGACCTGAGGCTGGGCGTCCTCCTCGACTGACCGGAGGCGACGTGAACAGCCTGACCGGCACCCGCCGCGCCCTGCTGGGCGTCACGAGCTCGGCCGGCGGGGGCGGGGGTAGCCCGCCGCCGCCGAGCGCCCCGGCCGCCGGGGGCGTGTACCGGTTCAACGACTCGATCGACGACTCGTCCGGCAACGGCCGCCACCTGGGCAACGTGATCGGCGGCCCGCCCTCGTACCCGGCCGGCAAGTTCGGGCAGGCGCTCGGGGCGACCGGCCAGCCGGCCGTCCGGGCCGGCCGGCTCAACGACCTGCTCGGGGTCGGCTTCCCCGGGGCGTCGCTGTCCTTCTGGGTCTACCCGGTCGATGTCGACGGCGACCTCAAGGCCCCTGGCGTCCAGTACACGAGCGTCCAGTACACGAGCGCCCTGAGCGTGACCGTGAACGTCAAGCCAGACGTCGCCCTGCTGGGCACGGCGCTGGCCGCCGCCGTGACGCCCGGCGCGTGGCACCACGTCGCGGTGACGCTCGACGGCACGGACACCTACCGGCTGTACGTCGATGGCTCGCTGGCCGGGTCGGAGTCGTCGCCCAGCGCCCTGTCCGGCCTCGCCGACATCGAGGGGCTGGTGGCCGACTCGTTCCGCGTCCAGACGGCGGCCGACGAGGAGGGCCAGGTCACGGCCGGGGCGATCGACGACCTGGCGGTGGTGCCGGCGGTCCTGACCGCCGGCGAGGTGGCGTACCTGTGGAACGGCGGGGCGGGCAACGAGTACCCGGTGTAACCGTGGGGCACCCGGCGGCCATCATGCCAAGGCGAACGCGAGTGGCGTCCGTGACGCCGACCCGACCGACCGGCCTGCCGCAGACCGCGGCCGGGATCGGGCTGTCGCCGGCCGGCCCGGCGGCGACCAACTCGCTCCTGCTGGAGACGGCCCTGTTCGGCCCGGCCGACGTGCCCCTCGACCTGCACTTCGACGGGCAGACGTACCCGTTCCTCGGGGCCGTCCGGTGGCCGACGGACCGGGCGGTCCGGCTCGCGCTCAACGGCTCGACGCTGGTCCAGGCGCACGCGACCCACCCGCTGTTTCTGTTCCTGACGGCGACGGCGACCGGGTACTTCCGCAAGTGGGCCGTCGCCCAGGGGCCGGGGCGGCTCGAAACGGCCGGCGGCCCGTGCCTGGCGACCGCCGGGGACAGCCCGTGGCCGGTCCGGTTCCACCGGCTGCTGCTGGCCGACCTGTTCCTGTTCAGCCCGGCGGCCTACTGCATCGACTTCCGCACCGGGTACTCGAACCGGTGCGAGCTGCGGGACGTGGAGGGCGGGCCGGCCGGCCTGCTGCGGTGGCTCCCCGGCCCGGACGAGCCGCACGCCACGTCCAACCTGCTGGTCCGCGGCGGCCGGGCGCACACCAGCGGCGGCCGTCGCCTCGGGCCGGCGGTCCACCTGGACGGCCACCGGATGTTCGTGCTCGACGGCGTGCAGGTGGAGGGGACGGCCGGGTTCGCCACGCCGGATGCCGCCGCGGCGGCGGCGGGCGTAACCGGCCTGCTGGCCGTCAACCCCGGCCCGCTGCCGTGCCGGGTCCGCGACTGCTGGTTCGAGACGGACCCGGCCCCGGGCGAGTTCGACTGGGGCGTCCACAACCCGTTCCCGCAGACGGCCGGCGCGCACCGGCCGGGCAAGGTCACGTTCGCGGGCGGCAAGTGGGACCGGGGCCGGGCGTCCGCCCACCCGAACGCCCTGGACGTGCTGGCGGTCGAGCTCGCGGACGTGGACGGCGAGCCGCACGTCGAGGAGGCCGGCCGGGTCCAGGTCGCCCGCGTCGGCGGCTACCACCTGCCGGCCGACACCGCCTGCCGGGACGGGACGCAGGACTCGACGGCCAACCAAGTCGGCCGGCACGAGCCGGCCCCGCGGCTGCTGTACCGGTTCCCTGGCGGCACCGGGATCGACGCCCCCGACCTGCTCCCCGGGCCGGCCCTGTGCTGGCCGCACCGCCACCCGGTGTACGGGGCGTGCTTGGCGGTCAAGGGGCACGGGCACGCCCTCGCCGGCGGCACCCAGCGACGGGGCCGCCGCGCCGGGCGCGACGACGGCCCGGCGTTCACCCGTGCGCTGGTCGCCGCCCCGCACCACCGCCGGCTGACCGGCCACCACGCGATCTGGCTGCGGCTGGGCGGGTTCGGCGGCCCGACCGAGTACGCGGCCGTCGCCGACGGGTTTAACCCGACCGCCGTCGGGTGGGGCCTGCCGCCGGGCGGCTGGGCCGAGCGGGTGATCGACGTGGCCGAGTGGAAGGACGCCCGCGGCGGCACGCTCGGCCACCCGCCGGAGCCGCTGGTCCTGGTCTACGCCCTGACGACCGCCGAGGCCGCCCCCGCCGGGTGCGAGCCGGCGCTCGGGCCGATCACCTGCTACGAGCGGTTGCCCGGGGACGGCCCGCCGCCGGGCACCTACGGCGTCGGCGATACGGTCCGCGGCCGGGACGGCCGGGGCGTCTGGGAGTGCACCCGCGCCGGCACCAGCCGGCCGCTCGCCCTGCCCGTGACGCTGGTCGCCGGGTCGGCGGTGGCGAACGCCGACAACGACTCCGACTTGACCCGCGTGCTCGAAGGGGACTGGGTGGACGTGCCCGGCACCGGGACGGCCCGGGTGGACCGGATCAACGACGACGGCACCGTGACGCTCAGCCGGCCGGCCGCCGAGGGCGGCCCGGTAACGCTGACCAACCGCGGCCCGCTGTTCGCGGACCGCGCTACCGCTTGAGGTGCCCGATGCCGAAGCTGATCGAGCTGGCCGGCTGGCTGTTCAAGCTCGGCCCGTTGCAGGGATACCGGACGTACCTCGCCGCCGCCGGGGCGCTGGCCGGGGCCGTGTACTTCTTCGCCCTGGGCGACTACGAGAAGGCGGCGGCGTCGCTCGTCGCCTTCCTGGGTCTGGTCGGCCTCCGCGGGGCCGGCGACCCGCCAGCCCCGACGCCAGCCCCCCTGCCCGAGCCACCGCGGTACACGCCGCCCGACGAGCCGACACCCCTGCCGAGCGTGCTGCGGTCGCCGGCCGAGGCCCACGCTTGGCGGAACGAGGTCGCCGCCACGCCCGCTTAATGGCGGGCTTGGCGGCCCTGGCGGCCCGCCTTACGCCCCCTGCATCCGGAGATCGACCCATGCGGCTTTCGCGGCTACTCGCCATCCCGATCATGGTGTCGGCGTGCGCCGCCGCCCGCGGCCAGCCGGCGGCTGGCGCGTTCACCGCCACCGCCAAGCCGATCAGCCCCGATGGCACGCGGGCTACCATCGACCTGCCGGTCGCCCGGCACATGCGGAACGTCGGCGGGTCCGACGGGGCCGGCCTGTGCGTGTACACCGCGGTGACGCACGACGCCGACTGGCAGAACGTGCCGGGCTTCCTTGGCTTCCGCAAGTGGGCCGAGTCGCGGCCGGGTGGCAGCTACCCGGACAAGCTGGACGCCGACATCGCCGCGTTCGCCGCGCGGCTCGGGTCCAAGCCCCCCGGCTACGTCCAGCACACCGGCGGGGACGCGACCTTCCTGGAGCTCGCCCTGCGGACCGGCCGGGCGCTGGGCGTGACGTATGCGGGGAACGACGGGTTCTACAACGAGACGATCGCGCACATGGTCAACCTGTGCCACCTCGACGCGACCCGGGCGGCGATCCTCGACAACAACCGCCCGGGGCGGTGGGTGTGGATGACCCGGGCCGAGTTCCTGGAGCGGTGGCGGGGGGTGCACGCGGACGGCCGGCCCATGACGGTACGCGACGGCCGCCGCAACGTCCCGGTCGGCGGCGGCTGGGCGTTCGTGTGGCTCGCCGCCCCGCCGCCGCCGTACCCGACCCCGCCCGAGGGCGCGCCGGCCGCCCGCCGCGAGCCCCTTCAGTTGGAGGGGCCGAACTTCGGCATCGTGCTGGAGAAGATGCCAAGCCAGCCGCCCGCAGAACAGGCCCCGCCCGGCACCAACTTCGGGATCGACACCCGCCGGCTGTCCACGGCCGGCCGGCGGTACTCCGTCAACGGGGTGGGCGTGAACCAGTCCGCCGCCGAGGCGATCCTGGCCGACGACAGCAGCCGGTACTCGCTGTCCGTGGTCGGCACGCCCGACTTCCAGGCCACGGTGCGGGACGTGGTGGGCCAGTTGCCCGAGGGGGTCCGGGGCCAACTCCGGGTGACGGACTACGCCCCCGACCAGTGGCAACCGAAGCAGTTTTCCATCGCGGCGGGGGTGGTGATCCGCAAGCCGACGACGACCCGGGTGGGCGGTTCGGTCGGGGCGTGCCCGCCCACGGCCGGGGCCGACGAGGTGCGGGCGGCGATCCTGACGGCCCTCAACGTGGCGACGCCACCGGCCCCGGCCCCCGGGCCGGTGCCGTCGCCGGTGACGATCGCGCTGGGGTTCGGCGACCTCACCCCGGCCGCCCAGGCCCGGCTGCGGGACGCCGGCGTCACCCGGCTGGACGTGGCGGCCGAGATCGTCCCGCCGCTCGCGGCCCCGGTTACGCCGGCGAACCCGCCCAAGCCGATGCCGGCGAAGGCGGAGGCGGAGGCGGGCCTGACGCCCGACCAGCGGTGGGCCGCCGCCCGGCGGGAGGTGGAGGCCGGGCTCCCGGTGGTGGTGGCTGTCGGCGTGCCCGGCGTGCCCGGCGTGCCGGAGTACGTCCGGCAGTGGGAGTTCCCGAGCGGGTTCAAGGGCATCCCGGACGGGGTGTACGACTGCCGGCTGGTCGCCGGCGAGCCGCAGATGTTCCGCCGGGCTGGCCTAGGCGTCGGGCCGGCCGCATTCCCCGGACCGGCCGGCCCGGGGAGCGGCCCGCCGGCTCACTTCCCGACCGGGCAACAGCCCCGCTTCCTACCGCCGGTGCTGCCGCAGTACCGGCGGGCGTTCCAGCCGCTCGCCCCGCCCGGCGGGTGCGGCCCGTGGGGTTGCCGGTGACGACCCGATGCTGGCGGGCGGGCCGGCGCTTGCCGGCGTGCCCCGTTAACACCTTACCCGAGGGGACTATGGCCACCGCAACGGCGACCGCGGTTTGGGGCAGCGACCGGCTTCTGGAGGCGGTCCGGAGCGCCGGCTGGCGGTACGACATCGGCGACCCGGTGGCCCGCGTGGCGGACGGGCAGGCCGGCGTGGTCGCCGAGCGGCTGCTGACGGAAACGACCGCCGGCCTAGAGCGGTGGTATCTCGTCGCCTACGACTCGTGCGACCTAGCCAGCCGGGAACTCGAACTGGAGCGGGCCGCCGCCGGCGACTGAGCATGCCGCACAGCTACCAGGAGAAGAAGGCGAGCCGGGAGCTGAAGCAGCGGACGCTGGACCGGCTGACCGGCAAGGCGCTGGTCCCGACCCAGCACGAGTTCCTGGAGGAGTTGATCCGGCTGGCCGGCGGCCCGCGGGCGCTGGCCGCCCTGATCTACAAGGAGATGTCCTCGGAGAGGTGCCCGCCGACGCTGAAGGCCAGGGTGCTGGACACCGTGCTCCGGGCGATGAAGGCGGTCGAGGACGTGACCGGGCCGCCCGAGGTGTCCGACCTGACCGACGACGAGCTCGTACAGTTGATCGCCGACCGCGTGGGGAAGCTGGATGCCGGGTGAGCCGCCGCCGACCGACGCCCTGGCCGCCCTCCTCGGGCGGCTCGCGGGGCCGGCCGCACGCCCGCTCCCGGGGCCGGCCGGCCCCCGGCCGTCGCCGGCCCGCCCCGCGCCGCCGGCGGACCCGGTTCCGGCCGTGCCCGCCGCCCGCTCGGCCGTCACCGACGCCTCCGACCTCGCCGCCCCGACCGAGGCCGACTTGGTTCAGCGCCGGTGGGCGGCCGAGGCGATGGCCGCCGCCCGGGAGCTGGCCCGCCGGGACAGCGAGGCGCTGACGCTGTACGAGCCGCTGCCCGAGCAGGCGAAGTTCCACGCCAGCCGGACCCGCCAGCGGGCGATCCGCGGCTCGAACAGGGCCGGGAAAACCCTGGCGGCGGCCGTCGAGGTCGCGCGGGCGCTGGCCGGCAAAGACCCCCACGGGAAGTTCCCGGACCGGGACGGCCGGGCCTACGCGGTCGGCCTCGACCTGATGCACGTCGGCCAGGTGTTCTACCGGAAGCTGTTCCGGGCCGGCGCGTTCTGGATGATCAGGGACGCCGCCACCAACCGGTGGCGGGCGTACCGCCCGTGGGACGCCGCCGACGCCGCCCGCCGCCGGGAGCGCCGCCCGGCCCCGCCGCTCGTCCCGGCCCGGCTGATCGACGGCAAGATCGCGTGGGAGGACAAGGGCAAGGGCATCCCCCGGCTGATCCGGCTGAAGACGGGGTGGGAGATCACCTTCTTCTCCTCGCAGGCCAAGCCGCCGCAGGGGATGGACCTCGACCTCGTGTGGTTCGACGAGGAGATCGAGGACTCGGAGTGGTATCCCGAGATGGCCGCCCGGCTCATCGACCGCGGCGGCCTGTTCGTGTGGAGCGCCACCCCGCAGGCCGGCAACGAGCAGCTGCTGGCCCTGAGCGAGCGGTCCGCCCGGGACCGGCTGGAGGAGGTGCCGACGGTGGAGGAGTTCGTCGTCCTGATGGACGAGAACCCGCACATCCCGGCCGAGGACAAGCGGGCGTTCGCGTCGCTCCTGGACGACGACCAGTTGGAGGTCCGGGTCGGCGGCGAGTTCGCGGCGAAGAAGTGGCGGGTGTACCCGGAGTTCGTGCCGAGCGTCCACGTCCGCCCGGTCCCGGACGTGCCGGCCGCCTGGACCCGGTACATGAGCGTGGACCCGGGCCGGCAGGTGTGCGGGGTGCTGTTTTTGGCCGTCCCGCCGCCGGGCACCGAGCCGTTCGATTACGTCGCCTACGACGAGCTGTACCTGAAGGGGTGCTCGGCCGCGATGTTCGCCTCGCGGGTCGCCCAGAAGGCCCGCGGGCAGGAGTTCGAGGCGTTCGTCATCGACGGGCGGATGGGCCGGCAGACGGAGCTCGGCTCCGGGCTGACGGTGAAGAGCCAGTACAGCAAGGCGCTCCAGGCGGCCGGCGTCCGCAGCCGCACGACCGGCTCCGGGTTCGCCGACGGGCTGGACGACGTGAAGGCCGGCATCGAGCTCTGCCGCGACTGGCTCCGGGCCAAGGGCGGCGACGGGTGCCCGCGGCTGGTCGTCCGGGCCGGCACCTGCCCGGCGTTCCAGGACGAGATCAAGCGGTACCGGTACAAGCGGGCCGGGAAAATCGTGACCGACGAGCCGGAGTCGCGGGGGGCGGTCCACCAGATGGCGAACTTCCGCTACCTTGCCGGGTTCAACCCGAAGTACCGCCGGCCGCAGGCGGTCGCCCGCGGGTCGTCCGCGTACCAAGCGTTCGCCGCCAAGCGGGCCAAGCGGCGGGCCGAGTCCGGCCACGTCACCCTCGGCCCCGCCAGGAGTCAGACATGACCGGGACCGAGGCCGCCGCCCCCGACGTGCCGTCGGGCATCTCCCTCGCCGAGCTGGCCCGGACGGCGTGCAACGCCTACAGCCGGTCGGCCGGGATGGAGGCGTTGACCGACGACGAGTGGGAGGAGGCGGCTCCCCAGTGGCTCCCGGTCGCCGCGTGGGCGGTCGGCGTCTACGACGCCAGCCGCGACGCGGACGGCGACCTGGAGTTCGCCCGGCTAGCGGACGCGGCCTACCGGACGTACCGGCGGGCCGTGACCGGCGAGGGCGACGTGCCGCCGATCGCGGCGCACGGCCGGCGGCTGGGGCTGGAGTGGGAGGCGGTCGTCCGCCACACGTTCGGGGCCATGCTGTGCGACCCCGACGACCTCGGTAACAGCGACGGCCGCGAGGCGTCGTGGGCGGACTGGGTCCGCTCCCGGCTCGCGGCGGGAGGGTTGTGATGCCGCCCGAGATGCCCCCCGTGGGCGCGACGGTCCAGTGGTTCGAGGGCGCGACCAGGGGCTCCCAGCCGGCGGCGGCGGTCGTCACCGGGCACGGCATGGGGTCCGCGCTGTGCCTGGCGGTGCTGCCGCCCAACAGCCACACGTTCCAGGTCCGGGACGGCGTGAAGCACATCGACAGCCCGGACATCCGCGACGACGAGCGGCACGACGCCGGCGCGTGGGATTGCCTCCCCGGCCGCCAGCCGGCCGCCCCGCAACCGAGGAAGTGATGGAAGGCGACTCCCCGCTGCGGCCCGTGTCCGGGCTGTGGCTGGAGAAAATCCGGGTGGCCTTGGACCACAAGGCCCGTCGCTTCTCCAAGGACGCCGAGGAGGGGATGCGGTTCTTCGTCGGCGGCACCTACGACTGGCTGTACGCCGGCCGGGCCGGCGACCGCCACTTCCGCGCCGGCGACGACGTGGAGTCGCCGACGTTCCAGATGACGCTGAACAAGACGGCCGAGTTGGTGCAGTTGTTCGGCCCGGTCCTGTACCACCGCAACCCGGTCCGGACGGTGACGCCCCGCAAGCAGCCGGCCGTCCCGCCCGAGGCGTTCGCGGCGGCCGCCCAGCAGAGCCCGGAGGCGGTGGCGGCCTACCGGCAGCTCGTGGCGCAACTGGAGCAGTCCCGGGCGACCGACCGCGGCCGGGCCGCCGTCATGGCCGCCTACCTGAACCACACGCCGACCGCCCTGGACCTGAAGCGGGAGTGCCGGTGGGCGATCGACGAGGCGCTGATAAAGGGCATGGGGTTACTTTGGACCGAAACCTACGACCCGCCGGGCGGCGGGTTCAGGATGGTGGGGAGCTTCTTCGACTCGGTGGACCACCTCGTCATCGACCCGGACATGGAGTCGCTGGCCGACGCCAAGTGGGTCGCCCGCCGGTGCTGCCACCCGGCCTGGCAGGTGGAGCGGGACTACGGCCTGCCGCCGGGGTCGCTGAAGGCCAACGGGGAGAGCAGCGCCGCCGCCGCCACGGCCGCCGCGACCGGGGACGACTGGAACCGCCGGACCGGCCGGACGGCCGACCTGCTGACTTACTGGAAGGTCTACTCGAAGATGGGGGCCGGCGGCCGGCTGGCCGGCATCGACCGGCAGGCGGTCGCCGGCCTCGACGGGTTCGGCGACTACTGCATGGTCGCCGTCTGCGACTCGTGCCCGCACCCGCTCAACCTGCCGCCGCCGGTGACGGACGCCGGCCCGGAGGCGATCCGGCAGGCCCTCCAGTGGCCGACCCCGTTCTGGGCGGACGGCGGCTGGCCGTTCGCCCCGCTGGCGTTCCACTGGGTGCCGCGGGACGTGTGGCCGATGAGCCACCTAGCCCCGGCGATGGGCGAGCTGAAGTTCCTGAACTGGATGTACAGCTTCGTCGCCGGGAAGATTCGGACCACCTGCCGGGACTTCCTCGCCGTCCCGAAGGATCTCGACGAGGAGGTCAAGCGGGCCATCCTCGGCGGGAAGGATTTGACGCTGCTCGAACTGGAGCGGGAGCACGCCGACGCCTTCGCCCGGATCATCCAGGTGTTCCAGCACGCCCCGATGAACGGGGACGTGTGGCGGGTGGTGCAGGCGGTGGCCGACCAGTTCGACCGGCGGACCGGGCTGACCGAGCTGATGTACGGCCAGTCGGCCCGGCAGTTCCGCAGCGCGGCCGAGGCCACCCAGAAGTTCGACCAGCTCAACGTCCGGCCCGACGACATGGCGAACTCGGTCGAGGACGCCATGACCCAGGCGGCCCGGAACGAGGCGCTGGCGGCCCGCTGGCACCTGGAGCCCGCCGACGTGGCCCCGGTGCTCGGGCCGCTCGGGGCGCAGTTCTGGGCGGACACGATCTACGTCGCCGACCCGGCCACCGTCCTGCACTCGCTGGAGTACCGGATCGAGGCCGGCAGCGCCCGCAAGCCGAACCGGGCCGCCGCCGCCGAGAACATGCAGGCGGCCATGCAGAACGTGTTCCAGCCGCTCCTCCAGGCGTGCGCCGCCGCCGGCACGATGGGGCCGGTGAACGCCTTCCTGCGGGAGTGGGGCCGGACGCTCGACCTGGACGTGGAGCAGGCGGGGATCGTCTTCCCGGACCTGCCGCCGCCGATGCCGCCCCAGGGGCCGCCGCCGGAAGGCGGGCCGCCGGGCCAGCCGCAACCGCAGGGGGCGTGACGTGTCCTACTCGGTGTGCGTCAACGGCCGCCGGCTGGAGGACTTGTCGCCCCGCGAGCGGCGGGCGCTGGACCGCCGGGCGAGGTCGCGGCTCGCCGACATGATCCGCAGCGGCCGGCCGCCCCGCGCCGTCACCGACGACACGTTCCGCGCCGGCCTCGACGACTGCAACGGCCGGCAGTTCGAGGGCGACCCGGAAACCGGCGACTTCTACCGGCAGGCCGCCGCCGCCGCCGGCGTGAGCACGCGGGGCAAGACCTACCTGCACGGGCTGGCGGCGTTCCCCGGCGACCCGCGGGCGTGGGTGGACTCCCGGGGCGACGTGGCCCGCGTCTGCGAGGAGCGGAACTACCACTGCGACGGCGCGGTGACGCACAAGGCCCGGGAGGTCGAGCCGGTCGAGGTCGGGCTGGCGGCCGACATCGTGGAGCGGGAGGCGGCCGAGATCGTCGCCGCCGACCCCGGGGTCCGGCCGGACGACGCCCGCGAGCAGGTCCGCGCCAAGCGGACGCCCCACTGGGCCAAGAAATGAAGAAGGCCGAGCGGGTCCGCCGGGCGGTCGTGGTCGGCGTCGGCGGCGTCCGGGTGATCCTGACCGTGCCGGCCGCCCAGCGGCTCCGCGACGCACTGGCCGCCTGCATCGAGGAGCAGATCGACGAGCACTCGCCGCCGCGCGGCGTCGCGCTGGTGGCGACGACCCGGGAGGACGGCGGCGACGGGGTGGGGTTCCAGTTCGACGACGCGGCGATGACGGCGGAGGCCCTGGTGGAGTGGATCGACCAGCAGGAGGGCGGCGGGACGTGACGACGTACTCGGACCTGATCGACCACGCCCTGTCCTACCTCGGCGGCGACCCGGGGCGGGCCAACGCCGACCGCGCCCGGCGGGCGGTCCTGGCCGCCTACGCCGAGTACCCGACCCGGGCCAACTGGTCGTTCCTCCGCACGGTCGCCCGCGTCGTCACCGTCGCCGCCTACTCCACCGGCACCGTGGAGTACGACCACGCCGGCGGGTCCAGCGAGCGGCTGGTGACGCTGACCGGCGGCACGTTCCCGGCGTGGGCGGCGGACGGCACGATCGCCATCAACGACATCCCGTACTCCGTCGCCTCCCGCGTCTCCGGCACGGCCCTGACGCTGGAGTCGGCCGAGAACCCGGGCGAGGACGTGGCCGCCGGGGCGACCTACTCGCTGTTCCGGGACACCTACCCGCTGCCGGCCGGCGTCACGCGGGTCGACAAGGTGATCCGGTCCACCGTCGGGGCCGAGATCGTGTACGGCCACCCGGCCGATTGGGTCGAGTACCGCCGCCGCAACGCCGGGCCGGGGTCGCCGCTGTTCGTGGCGGTCGTCGGCCGGCCGGCCCCCGGCGGCGCGCCGCTGCTGGCCGTGTGGCCGCCGCCGGACGGGGTGTACGTCATCGACGCCCTGGCGAAGCGGACGCCGCGGGCGCTGCGGATCGACCGCCGGGAGGACGGGACCGCGACGACATCCGGGACGGCCGTCGCCGGCACCGGGACGGCGTTCTCGGCCGACATGGTGGGGTCGGTGATCCGGTTCGCCGCGGACCCGGCCCAGCCGGTGACGGGTCCGGGCGGCGACAACCAGTACGCCGGCGAGGCGACGGTCGCGGCCGTGGCCTCCGCGACCGCCCTGACCATCGACGCCGCCCTGGCCGCCGAGGTGGTCGGCGGCCGGTACGTCGTCAGCGACCCGGCGGACATCGACGACGCGGTGGCCGGCCGCTACCTGCTCCGCGAGGTCGAGCGGCAGTGCCGGCTGGCCGCCCGGGTCGAGGTCACGCGGGTCGAGGAGGCGGCCTACAGGGACGCGCTGGCCGACGCCCGCGCCGCCGACAGCCGCTACCAGGGCGAGCGGCAGGCCGGGGGCGGCCTGATCGCGCCGCGGCGGCTGGCGGACTTCCCGGTCGGGACCGAGTTCCAGTGAGGGCGCGATGGCCGAGCCGATCTCGCGGGCGTTCGCGGCGGTGAAGGACTACGCCGGCTTGGTGCTCAACGCCGGCCCGGCGGCGGCCGACCCGTCCGCCGGGGAGTCGCGGGAGCTGGTCAACCTGACGCCGCTGCGGCCCGGGGAGCTGGCCGCCCGCGGCGGCTACCGGCCGGTGGCGTTCGACGACGAGGGGTGAGCGATGTTCTGCGGGTACGCGGCCGAGGGGGAGGACATCCCCCTGCTGTTCACGACCGACGAGGCCGGGGTGCCGACCGCCCCGGACGCCGCGCCGACGTTCCGGGTGTTCGGCCGGGACGGCGCGGTCGCGTCCGGCACCGGCACCGCAACGCCGGCCGAGACGGGGGCGATCACCGGGGCGACCAACGCCAGCCCCATCGAGGTCACGTCGGCGGCCCACGGCCTGCCGACCGGGGCGCGGGTCGTCGTCTCCGGGGTCGGCGGGAACACGGCGGCCAACGGGACGTTCTTCGTCACCGCGACGGGGGCGAACACGTTCACCCTGACCGGCTCGGCGGGCGACGGCGCGTACACGTCCGGCGGGTCGTGGCGGACGCTGGGCCTGTGGCGGGCGACCCTGACCGGGGCCGTCCTGTCCGCCATGGAGGCGGGGCGGGCGTACCAAGTGCTCGTGGCGTGGGCCGTCTCGGCGGCGGCCCGGGTCAGAATCCTGAGCTTCAACGTGCAATGACCGAACTCGGCTACCTCGGGCGATACCGGCAGGGCCAGGAGGTCCCGGTCCTGGTCCGCACCGTGAACGGCGTGGTGCCGGCGTGGCCGACCGTCGAGGCGTTCTCGCTCGACGACGCGGACCTGGAGAACGGCCCGGTGCTGACGCTCAGCACGCCCGCCGGCGTCGCCGTGCTGTCGGCCAAGATGGCGGCGGTCCCGGCCGAGGGCGTCGGGACGTTCCGGCTGTCGCCGTTCCTCGGCTTCGGGTTCGAGGCGGCCGGCCGGTACGGGGCGGTCGTGCGGTACGTCGCCAGCGGCGGCGCGCACCGCCTGCTCGCCGGGTCGTTCGAGGTCGTCGCCGGCGGGGACCGGAAGGGGGCCGTGGTCGCCGCCTGCGCCGTCCGCCGGCCCGGGGTGAACTACGTCGCGTACCAGTCGGACGGGGGCTACCTCGCCCGCGGAAAGAACCCGAGGTGACGTTGTGACTCGGCCCGTGACGCCGGCCGTCCGCCAGATCGGCTGGTTCGACATCCGCCTGCTGGGGCCGGACGGCCGGCCCGCCTGGCGGTCCCCGCGGCGGCTGCTCAACGCGGTGACCTACCAGGGGCTGAACAAGTGCCAGGACGTGATGTTCAAGGGCGTCACGCCGATCACCGCGTGGTACCTGCTGCCGATCAGCGCGGCCTCGTTCACCGCCCTGTCGGCCAACGACACGCACGCCTCGCACGCCGGCTGGGTCGAGTACACCGGGTACTCGGGCAACCGCCCCGCCTGGGTGCCCGGGACCGCGACCAACGGCGTGCTGGCCGCCAGCACGCCCAGCACCCTGACGTTCACCGCCAGCGGGTCGCTCAAGGGGCTGGCGCTGGCGTCCGTCAACACCAACGGCTCCACGTCCTCCGGCGGCACCCTCTGGGCCACCGCCGAGGCCGGCCTGGCGGTGGCCGTGGCGAGCGGGCAGACGCTGGAAATCTTCTACACCAACGCGTTCACCATCGGAAGCTGAGGGCCAAGCCGTGGCGCTACTCCACCACGAGGGCTTCGACGGGCTGACCGCGTTCGGGAGCGGCATCAACCTCAACGAAGCCGGCTGGGTGGTCGGCGGCTCGGTCGCAACCACGCCCGGTCGCAGCGGCGGGCTCGGCCAGGGGATCGACACGTCGAGCGACCAGCCCACGCTGGCGATCTCGACCAACACCAACACGCTGACCGTGGCGGCGGCGTTCAAGCAGGACGAGCTCGGCGACCGGCTGCTGCTCGGGTTCGGCCTCGGCGGCAACCCGCAGTGCCAGCTCTGGTGCCTCGCCGACGGCAAGCTCCGGCTGTACCGCGGCGACTCGGCCGGCACCGTCCTGGGGACGACCGCCGCCCCGGCCTACGTCGCCGGCAACTGGTTCCACGTCCAGCTCCGGGTGCTGGTCGCCGACAGCGGCACCTACGACGTGCGGGTGGCGGACGTGAGCGTGCTCAGCGGCTCGGCCGACACGCAGGCCGAGGCGTCGCCCGGGGCGGACCTGATCTACCTCGGCCAAGCCGACGCGGTGGACGACTTCTACCTGCTCGACAGCAGCGGGGCGATCAACACGACGTTCCTCGGGGACGTGAAGTCGGTCGCCGTCTGGCCCAACGCCGACACCGCCCAGATCGACTTCACCCGCTCGGCCGGCTCCACCAGTTACACGCTGGTGGACGACAACGCGGCCCTGGCCGGGTTTGACGAGGACGCGACCTACGTCCAGTCCAACACGAGCGGGCACATCGACCGGTACGGGTTCCCGGACGTGGGGACCGGGATCACCGTGCTCGGGGTGACGGCCGTCCTGCGGGCGCGGAAGACGGACGCCAGCGCCATCGACCTGAAGAACAACATGCGGCTGTCCGGCTCGAACTACTCGTCGGCCGGGCAGGCCCTCGGCGACGACTACACCTGCCACCGCTACCTGTACAACGCCTCGCCGGCCACGTCGGCGGCCTGGACGCTGGCCGAGGCCAACGCCATCGAGGACGGCCCGGAGGTGGACTGATGGCCGCCCGCGTCACCGCCGGCTACCTTGAATGCCTCGTCACCGGCACCCCCAGCGCCCGCGTCACCGCCGGCTACCTGGAGGTGCTGTACGCGACCATCGCGCCCGGCACGATCGTCCGGATTTCCGGCGAGACGACGACGGCCGTAGACGCCGGCGGCGGCGTCCTGAACGCCCCACTGTACCTGGCGAACTCCACCCCGGTCGTCACGTCCGGGCCGCTCGGCGAGGCCGGCGTCCTGGCGACCGGCCGCTACCGCAGGTGACCCCGTGCCCGACTCGCTCGCCGTGGACAACCTGGGCACCCTGTACGCCTTCAACGGCATCGACGCCCCCGTGGCCTGGCACCCGGACAGCCCGGTGGCCGAGCCGGTCGGCCTCGACCCGCCGGCGACCCGGCTCACCCTGACCGGCCTCGGCGACAACCTGCCCGGGACGACCGGCCGGAAGGTCTACGTCGGCTACCAGCGGTTCCTCGACCGGTTCGGCAACGCCTCGAACCTGTCCCCCGAGTCCCTTCTGGCGGAGACGGGCGAGGGCGGCTACTCGTACACCGACGCGGAGGCCCCGGCCGACCCGCGGGTGACGCGCCGCCAGTTCCTCCGCAACACCCAGGGGCAGTTCAACGTCTTCTACGTTGACATCGACACCGCCGACCTGACCGGCACGTCGTTCACCAGCACCAGCCAGGACGGCGACCTCGCCGAGAACGACTCGGTGGTGCTGCTGGACGACGACGGCCGCCCGGTCGCCAACGCCAACGGCAAGCCGCCCGCCCACCCGCCGTTCGCGGCGTTCCACCTCGGCCGCCTGTGGCTGGCCGGGGCCGCCGAGTACTCCGAGGGGTCGGTCCGGTACACGAACCGGCTGGCCGTCGGGTTCGGCACCCGGTGGACGCCGGCGATGGTCGGCCGCCAGTTCCACCTGAACGGGGTGGCCCAGGAGATCGTTTCGGTGGACGTGGCCGCCCAGACACTGCGGACCGACCCGGCCGGGCCGTTCGCCTACCCGGCCGACTTCGCCGGCTACGCGATCCGGGCGTACCCGGCCGACTCGCGGAACATGTACTTCTCCGGGGCCGGGACGCCACACGCCTGGAGCCCGCTCGACGCCTTCGAGGTGCCGGCCGACGGGGACGAGGTGACGGGCCTCATGCCGTTCGCCTCGTTCCTGTACCTGCTCAAGCGCCGCCACCTGTACCGCGTCACCGCCAACGCCGACCCGTTCCTCGACGGGGCGCTGTTCCTGGCCGCCCGCCGCGGGTGCGTCAACCACCGGTGCTGGGCGCACGCCGACGAGGCCACCTTCCTGATGGACGAGGGCGGGGTGTACGCCCTGTCGCCCGGCGGCGACCCGGTGCCGGTGAGCGGCGCGGTCGAGCCACTGTTCCGCCCGCCCGCCTACGCCGCCGACCGGATCAACTGGCAGGCGTCCCGGTTCTTCCACGCCAGCATCGACCCCGGGCCGGGCGTCGCCCGGTTCCTCGTCTGCCTCCGCGGCGAGTACCTGCCCCGCCACGCCCTCTGCTACGGCTACCGCCGCCAGCGGTGGTGGGTCGAGGAGTACCCGGTCCCGGTCGGGGCGGCCGTCGCGTCCGACCTCGGCCCGCCGACCGGCGGGTGGGGCCGCAACCCGGAGCGGCTGCTGCTCGGGATGCCGGCCGCCGCGTTCGCCGCCCTCGACGGCTCGCCGACGGACGGCCCCGCCGGGACGGCCGCCCGGGGCAGGGTCGGGTCGGCGACGCCCCTCACCCTGACCGACCCGACCGCCCGGTTCCCGGACCTGACCAACGTGCCGGTGGCCGTCGCCTCGGGCCGGGGCCGGGCGCAGGTGCGGGTCGTCGTCTCGAACACCGCCACCCGGCTGACGGTGGACCGGCCGTGGGCCGTCCGCCCCGACCGCCTCTCGACGTACCAGGTCGGCGGCATTGCCTTCCGCCACCGGACCCCGCTCCTGCGGCTGTCGCCCAGCGAGGACCGGGACGGCGGGTCGGTCGAGCTGCTGTTCCCGCCGACCGCCGGCGCGTCCGCCCGCCTGGCCGTCGCCCCGGGGTTCTCGGCGGCCGAGCGGGTCGGGTACGCGGTCGGCGGCGGCACGGCGCAGGCCCGCCGGGGCGAGCCCGGCCGGGACATCGACCTGTCCGACGAGACGGGGGCGTTCACCGCCAAGTTCGACCGCGGGCGGGAGCGGCTGACGACCGGCCGGCGGTTCGTCCGTCTCGGCCTCGACGGGGTGAGCGGCGACCCGCCGACCTCATTCGGCGAGACGATCCTGAACGGGGTGGTGTGATGGCCGTCGTGCCCAAGACCGCGCGGAAGCGGCTGCTCCGCGGCAACTGGAAGTCGATCGGGGAGCTCGCCCAGGAGGTCTGGGCGTGCCTCAACTTCGACATCGTGGCCGGGGCGGCGGCGGCGGGAACGAACACCAAGCTGGCCCGGGTCGTGTCCGGGGCCGGCGGCACCTACACCATCGACCTGGCCGGGCCGGGCGAGAGCCCCGACGAGGTGGAGGCGGCCGTCCGCCAGATCGCCGAGGACGCCACCGTGCCGGCCGGGACCGTCGTCACCGCCGTCCAGAACGCGGCCGGCGACTGGGAGTTCCAGCCCGCCGTCTGGCTGGAGGCCGCCTGATGCCTGCCGTGTCACTCAACCCGCTCGACCGCGGCAACGTCGTCCTGCGATACCGGGACACCACCGTGGGCGGCGGGTTTTACTACCGCTACTGGCACACGGAACTGAAGGCCACAACCGGCACCCTGCCCGTCCGCACGCCGCCCGCCGCCCCGCCGCTGGACTACGGGTTCCCGTTCGTGATCGGCGGCCGGGAGCACTTGGCGCTGGCGGCCGGCCTGACGACCTACCCCCTGAACGACCAAAACTTCGTCGCAGGCCCGCCGGGGTATCAGCTCGGCCCTTACGCGATGCCGGACGTAGACGTGAGCTCGGCCGCAGCCGGCGGGGAGCTCACGCGGCCCGACAGCGACCCCCTGAAGTATCACCCCAAGCCTGGGCACCAGTGGCGGCCGGCCAAGGGCGGGTGGGGGGAGGTCGGCCACCCGGTCCGGGTGCCCAGGGCCGTCATCCTCAACGTGCCGGACACCGGCACCGGCGAGTGGGCCGCGTTCGCCGCAGCGGTCGGCGGCGACGTCCACGAGGCGCTGCGGCTCCTGGCAGACCGGCTTGCCGTGGCCGCCCGGCGGCACGGGGCCGACCTGCTGATTACGGAAACCGCCTACGTCGGCTTCCCGATCAACGCGCTGATGCCGACCGCCACATACCTCGGCGGCGGCCTCGTCGAGCTGACGGGCGGCCAAGACCCCAACATCATCTCCGTCCTCCAGCCCTACGCGCCGGTCGTGCCCGCGACGTTCGACTTCTCCCGGGGCGCGGTCGGCGAGGTGCTGGTGCTGGCGCACGTCGCGACTAGCGGCGTCCACGTCTTCGCCACGGACAGGCTGACCGGCACCCCCACCCCGCCCGCGTTCCCGGCGTACTACGAGCAGCGCGGCCCCGTGCTCCAGCCGCTCCCGCTCGGCCGCGTGCTCCTCGCCCGCTACCGCCAACTCGCCGGCCGCGGCCGGCTCAAGACCGTGGTGTACGGCCCGCTTCGCCCGGAGACGCCCGTGTTCAGCCAGGCCGAAATTGCCGACGCCCTCTGGGGCGACGCGGTGACGCGGGTCGCCCAGCCGTTCTCGGTCGGCCTCCTGGAGACGCAGATCGACGACTTCTTCGCGTAGGGAATCCGTTACAATGATCCTGAGCGACAACGACCAAGGGGGCCAACCATGAGCCGGCTGGGCGGATTCCCGGTGGTCGGCGGGTTCGGCGGGGGCACGACCGGCGGCCCCGGCCGGGGCCTGGAGATCTTTTCCGTCTACGGCGTGGACCCGAACGAGAACTACCAGCGGCAGCAGCAGGCGAGGCTCCAGCGGCAGCTCCAGCAGGACCAGCTCCGGTCCGAGGACGCCAGGGCGAGGCTCGGGGCCGACACCCAGCGGTACGCCATCGACCGGCAGGGGGACACGGCCCGGTACGCCACCGACGCCGACCGGTACGCCGCCGGGCTGAACGCCGAGACGACCCGCCGCGGGCAGGACTTCTCCCTCCAGTCGGCCAACCGCGGGTACGACGTGCAGCGCGAGGGCAACCGGCTGCAATCGGACACGTCCCGCTACCTCGGCGACATCCAGAACGCGACGGCGCAGCGGGGCCAGGACTTCTCCCTCCAGTCGGCGCTCGCCGGGTACGACGTGCAGCGCGAGGGCAACCGGCTGCAATCGGACACGTCCCGCTACCTCGGCGACATCCAGAACGCGACGGCGCAGCGGGGCCAGGACTTCTCCCTCCAGTCGGCGCTCGCCGGGTAC